ATCAGATATTGAGCATCTCATCGCAGAACGAATAATCGGTCGCAACGCAGAAAGAAATCGTGATATAATTAGACGTAGATTAATTGACGGTGTTACATACGACAGGCTTTCGGAAGAGTTCGATTTGTCAGTAAGACAAGTCAAGAACATCGTTTACAGATGCACTGAAACGATTTTTTCAAGGTAGATTACCTCCCACTTTCTTATTCATATGTTCTCCTTTTGATAAAAGGCACCACGGGAAACCGCAGGTGCCTTTTAATTTGCACACAACTTGCACTTTGCTTTCATTCCGCGCAATCCCCTTTTTGCCTATCATTTTAGGCAGGAAGGGGATTTTTATGTTTGTCAAATACCAGCCGAATCCTCGGCAGAAAAAAACTGATGACTGTGTAATAAGAGCACTCACAAAGGCGCTTGACGTTGACTGGGATACCGCCAGTGTTTACGCAATCGTGCAGCAGATCAGAGATTCCGACATATACGTGAAGAATTACGTATGGGGGAATCTGCTTCTGCGAAATGGATTCACAAAGCATCATCTGCCGGACACTTGCCCTGATTGCTATTCAATCAAAAATTTCTGCGAAGATCACAAGATGGGAATGTATGTACTTGGGACCGGCGACCATGTGGTTACGGTCGTGGATGGTGATTATTATGACTCTTTCGATTCGGGCGATATGATCCCGATTGTCTATTACCGGAAGGAGGCGCGAAATGGCGTATAACAACGGCTTCCCTATGTCATATCAGCAGTACTATCAGCCCCAGTATCAGCCGTCCTATGGGGGATTCCAAAACAATCAGCCTTTGTCACCGACACAAATGTCGGCCACAAATCAGCAAGCACAGATGATGACTCCTCCCACGATCCACGCGGAGATAGTGCAGATTGCAGACCGGGCCGAGGCCATGAATTTCCCGGTTGGAGCGGGGCAAGCACAAATGATGATAACCAGGGATGACTCCTCAATATTTGTTAAGACTGCTTTCGCCAATGGGCAGAGCAATGTTGTCGAGTATGTAAAAAAGGCACCCGAGCCGCAGACGCCTACGGCAGATTATGTAACGAGGGAAGAGTTCGAGCGCAGGCTTGCAGAGATATATAAATCGGCAGAAAAGAGGGTAGACGATGAGCCAAATGTTTGATGCTTTAGGAAAGAAACCGAATCAGCAACAGAACGGACAGCAGGCATTGCAGGAGATTAAGAGTAATCCCGCGGCATACCTCAAAAAGATGGGGTACAACCTTCCGCAGGGAGTTGATACCAGGAATCCACAATCTATTATCAACGGCCTTGTGCAGACCGGGCAGATCGGCAACGGCAGAGTGCAACAGCTTATGCGGATGTTTGGCAGAAGATAAACATTTCTGTTTATGTTATCAACATTTTCGTTTATATCACGAATACAGACCAGTGCGCACGGAATGTAGATATAGTAACTGGCTCTCAACCGTTCGGGATTTCCGAACAGTTCGTGAGGGTCACTAACCGACCAACAATTATCGGAGGTTTATTTTTTATGGCACTTACAGATGATAACAGCATGGTAATGCCGGTCGCTCCTATGTATGGAGGCGGCGGTTATGGCGGCGGAATGGGCTTCGGCGGTGACTGGGCCTGGATTCTGCTCCTTCTGCTCATCGGTGGCAACGGATGGGGCATGGGCGGCTTCGGCGGTTTTGGCGGAGGCCTCGGCATTGACTTCCCTTGGCTTTTGAATGGCCAGAACGGAATCAACAACAACGTCAACGACGGTTTCCGTGATGCACAGCTTCACGACTCCGTTACATCCGTCAGAGACGGCGTGAGCGCTCTGGCAACTCAGCTTTGCGGATGCTGCGGCGATATTCAGATGGGCATGGCGAACGGCTTTGCAGGCGTGCAGCAGTCCCTGTGCAACGGATTTGCCGGAACAACCGCGGCGATCACCGGCGCTCAGAACGCGATTTCTCAGCAGATGAATGCAAACGAGATCGCGAACCTCAACAGATCCTTTGCGGAACAGACCGCAAACATGCAGGGCTTTAACGGCTTGAATGCCGGTCTTTCCGATGTGCGCTATACCGTAGCAACGGAAGCGTGTGCGGACCGTGCGGCGGTAGGAGATGCTCTCCAGAACATCACCATGCAGAACATGGGGAACACAAATTCCATCGTAAACGCGATCAATGGAGGTATCCAGTCCATCAAAGATCAGCTTTGCGCTTATCGTGACGCCCAGAAGGATGACACCATCGCCAACCTCAGACAGGAACTCATGTATTCCCGTGGCCAGGCTTCCCAGGTCGAGCAGACTGCTCAGCTCCTTGCCAACAACAACGCCCAAACTGCGCTGTTCCAGCAGGGCATGAATGCAGAGGTAGATGCTCTGTATAACCGCCTCAAGAACTGCCCCGTAGGTACGACTCCCGTTTACGGAAATCAGCCGATCTTCACCTGCGGCGGCAACAACCCCTGCGGATGCAGCGGTAACTTCTGAGGAGGTGCGGTATGGCGGAATATCTTGCAAATGATGTGCAGGCCATCGTTCTGAATCAGCCTGCGATCTTTACTGCATCTATCCCTTGCCCTCGTGGGAATGTTTATCACGAGGATGAAACGGGGATCTTTATTCTGCGTGGCAACACCAATAACTGCTTTGCAAGATACCAGGTCACTTTTAACGGCAACATTGCCATCCCGGAGGGCGGCACTGTCGGCCCGATCGCGGTGGCCATTGCCGTAAATGGTGAGCCCAGGATGACAAGCAGGGCGATCTATGTTCCGGCGGCGGTAGGTGATGCCAACTACGGCAACGTCACAAGCACCGCTATCATCACCGTTCCGAGAGGATGCTGCTTCACGCTGTCGCTCAGACACGTGCCGGCATCTGATGACCCGGCAGTGGAACCGGTACAGATGATCAATCTGCAGAACGCAAACATAGTTATTAACCGCATCGCGTAAGGAAAGGAGAAAAAATGGACTACTTAAAAGACCTGCATGAAACATGCGAGACCCTTTCCCGCGAGCTGGGAGAGGCAAATGAGAAGATCAAGAAAGCCGGCGGCAAGCTTTCTGCTGGCGACCTGGAATACATCGACAAGCTCACGCACGCTATTAAGTCCGTCAAGACCACCATCGCCATGATGGAGGCCGAAGAAGGCGACGGCGAGTCTGGTTATATGCCGCGTTATGGCGGATATTATGGACGCAGCTACGCCGACGGCATGAACGGCGACGGCAGGAGCTATGCGAGAGGCCGTAGCAGCTACGCAAGAGGGCGTGACAGCATGGGCCGTTTTGCTTCTCGTCGCGGCGGCATGTCCTACGATGACGGCATGGTGGAAGAGCTCCGTGATTTGATGGACAGAGCGCCTGACGAACCGACCAGAAGAGAGTTCCAGAAGCTGATCACTAAGCTGGAGCAGATGTGAGGGGGTGGCTTCCTGTGATTCGAGAGGACGACCTGCGGGAAGCCATCGCAGAAATGCAAGGGCAAAAAAACCCGAATGCACAGACCTGCATAAAGCTTGCGGCTTATTACACGATCTTGGACCATATAACCGGGAAAGAACCGGGAACAAGCCTGGAAGGGGCCGGGAGCGATCCGGGGCCAATACCGGCATATGGCGAAATGTCCTCGTATTCCGCAGGTGGTAGCGCGATTGAATACCAGGGCGAAAGCGATTTTGCAAAAGCCATAAATGGTCGTGATCCGTCCGATGTGTGGCCGGTGATCGATGAATTAATGACGACCATACAAGTGATTCATCCCCGGCTTTATACCGGGGTAATGGCAAAACTGTAATAATAAAGGGACCATAACGGTGATATTACCGCTATGGTCCCTTTTTTACTGTATTAAATTTTCCACCGTGACTCCTAGCGCTTTTGCGATCCTGTGGACTGTAAGAGCGGCGGACTGGCCGATCGGCTTACGGCCTTGTTCATAATCTTGCAAAGTTCTGAGGCTTACCCCTGACGCGACTGCAAGCTCCCTCTGCGTCATTCCCGCTGCCTTACGATATTTCTGCAGATTTGTCATTCTTTCACCTCCTCGACGGCGCCTTCGATGAAATCTTCGAAGCACTTGTAACTCATCTCGTGTCCGAACTGCCTCCAAAGCTCTGCCAATTCGTCATAAGTAAATGTCTCGCCAGTGTCCGTGTTTCTATATGTAGCAAATCTTCCGGTCGCATTGAGTGCGTATATCGTCTCGAACTCCTCTGCGTTATTGGGATTCTGCTCCATCGTGTTCCAGATCGCTGTTACGACGGGGCTGTTAAAGCCAAATTCCTCAACTGCCTTTTTGAATTCTTCTACTGTGATAACTCCTGGTTTTCTCATCTCTTCCTCCTTAAAAAGTTCGTCCTTCGTAAGCTCCTCGATGCAAACATCGTTCTCAATCACTGCGATGTATCCATCTTCGTACTCTGCGTCCTTGAGCATCTGTTTGGCTTCGTTGAGGTCGTGGCTACCATAACCCCAGTCGCTGTCTTCTCTGTCTGCCATTACTGCGTACCATTTTTTCATTTTGTTCTCCTTAGTGACTAATCATGTTCCTTATGATTCATAATATACGCAAATTAGCGTATATTTGAATGATAATAATTAACATTTACACAAAATTATATGATAATATTTATCCGTTTTTAGACGTATGTTGTGTCCGGTAATAACTACAATTTGCACGACTGTAATGGTTATTTATTACCGGTCGGAATGCCGAGGAAATCAACCTTTATACTGCGGTCCTTCCCGATCCATATCGTGCTTATAATTCCGCGCCAAAAGCGACGACGTTCTTCTTTTGTCAGATCACCGTAAATTGCTTTTATGTCCATGCCTGAAAGGGCCTTCATTGCTTCTACAGCGCCAGCGGCTTCCTTTGGACTTGCTGCCTGCTCTTTCTCGAGCACATCTATTTGGTCCATGTATTTTTCGCGGTCGGTTTTGTATTCGTCTATTGTTATCAGGTCATTAACAAACAGCTCTTTTAAACGGCCGATCTTCTTTTGCAACGCTTCTATCTGTGCGGATCGGTCCCTGGCGGGCGCGGCTTCTGCATCGAACTGCAAGATCGCGCCTTCCATCATTTCCGACAGGTTATCGATCAGATAGCATTCCAAAACAGACTCCGTGACCACCTTGGGATTTTCGCACTTTGCCGGCTTGAAATTAAAATGCCATGAGCAGCGGTACTGCGGGATGATCTTGAGAGCGCCAGCGCCTCGCTTGCGGCGTCGTGTGTTTGCCCCATAAGCGTGCCGGCATTCCGCACACCGGATCAGCCCAGAAAACACGTAGACGTTTTTTTGACTGACTTTTATATTCATGCTCAGCTTCCTCTGCACGTCATAAAAAAGGCTATCTGTAACAAGCGGCTCGCAGAAATCATCGATGCCCGCAGGATGCCGCCCTATATATAGAGTGTTCTGCAGCATGCGCTTTAACGGCGGCTTGCTTTTCGGGATCCCAGACAGTCCGGAGGTGAGCAGCATCGTTTTTGCCATGTTTCCTGTTTTGGAGTACGTTTCAAACGCGGTCACGATGTTTTGCGCGTCCTGGTTGGGAACGAGGTGCTTATCTTTGATGGAGTATCCCGGCGGCGTGCTTCCGCTTATCACTTCTTTCTTAGTCAGTTTGTAAGCTTGGACCTGCCGTATGCGCTGACCTGTGTTCTCAGCTTCGAATTGCGCGATACTCATCATCTGATTGACGATTAACCGTCCTTGCGGTGTCGTGGTGTCGTATATTGGCTCCCAGATCGCCGTCCAGCCGACGTTATAGCGGTCTAGAATCTCCATCATATTAAGGTAATGTTTGATGCTCCTATATAGCCTGTCCAATTTTGTCACGAGAATAAGATCCACTTTCCCGGATTTTACATCGTCCAGCAAGCGAGTCAATTCGTCTCGGTCTGCCTTTGTGCCAGAAACTCCGTCGTCCAGGTATTCCCCGGCAAGGACCAGATCGGGCTTGTCGGCTATATATGCCAAAAGCGCCGACCGCTGTGCCGCTATGCTGTCGCCCTCATGGACCTGCTTGAATGATGAGACGCGCATGTAAATCGCTGCCCGCTTCATTCGACTCCGCCTTGCTCTGCTTTGTACATCTCTTCAAGCAGCTTCTTATAAAGTGCAAATCGCTCTTCGCTCATGTTGTTCTTCATTTCGTAAATATCGCGCATATCCTTGTCCACGTACATCTGCTGTGCAAGCGCGTCCGGACCCTTGTTTGACTCATATTTATCATCCAAAAGATCGTCGACCGTCACGCCCAAATAACCGGCGACCATGTGCATCTTACCAACGCTGGGGTCGTGCTGGTCAAACTTTCTTACGGAACCGCGTCCGAATTCCAAATCCTGCTCCAGTTTTCTAACTGTTATTCCCTTCGCCTTGCAGATCTCCTTAATTCTTTCGTAAATCATAAATCACCTCACCAAAAGCGGAATTTGCTTGACGATGCGTAAAATTTGCCGTATAATCAAACCATGTAAATAAGTTAAATATGACGCTTTATATTCCTTTTTCTATTATTAAGTGTAGAATGTTTTACTTATTGAGTCAAACCAAAACGGCAAATTTGAAACAAGAAAGGAGGTGAGAGTTTTGGGACTGCGTGAGAATGTAGCAAAGATTTGCAAGCACCGCGGGATCACTGAAGCGACACTGGAAAAAGACCTCGGCTATCCCCGGGGGACGATTGCTAAATGGGCACTACACATCCCGAATGTCGAGCGCGTTCGCGAGGTTGCCGAAAAGCTCGATGCAACAATAGACGAGCTTGTGAACGGGGGGAAAAATGAAAAGTGAATTGATTCTTTTTTTGATCGAAACGGTCCTGTCGCAGATTTACTCCGACAGATATTCAGCCAAAGTAACAGTTAAATTTGAAAGCAATGATGGTATGTGATGATTGCATTCACCGCCCGATCTGCATGGAACAGAGAGGGCAGTGCAGAGAGTACAAAACATTGGAGGGTATAAAAAAAGACATTGAGCGGATCAATGAGAATTATAAGAAAGTTGCCGTCGGTGCCCCGTCCGGCGACAAAGCCGCAGATCCACTCGAATCTCTACGGCGAGGGCATATGGATCCATGAGGTCAAACCTCAGATCCAGTCCCACATGGAGCTTCACGAGAAGTCAGCGGCGGCGCGGGCCCGTCAGACTGGAAAGGCAGAGAAAAAGCACGACATGATCAAGCGGCTCGCGGCAGAAGGCTTGTCTGATGCGGAGATTGCTGACAGGACGGGGTACAAGCCCGAAAGCGTGAGACGGATCCTCAGCAAGCTGAGACGCGAGGGAGAAGATATCCAGCTGAGGAGGAAAGGGAGAAAAGCAAATGATGAGAGCAATTGAAATTATATTCTGCCTGCTGTTTATCTTTTGCGGATGCAGTATAGACAGCATCTGCGACAGAGGCAGCAGTGTGTGGATGTTGGTGGCATTCTTTGCGCTTGTACTGGTCGCCGCAGTCATGGGGCACGAAGACAACTAAAAAGCGCCCCACAGGGAAGCTGCCACTTCCCACAGGGGCACAACATTAATAAAGACAAGGAGATTATACCATGAAAACAGAAAGAGAAAAACAACTCGACCAGAGACTTGACAGAATTGTCGAGAAAACAGAAGCAAATCAGAAAGTATACGCCATGCGTTCTGCAATGAGCGAACTTTCCAGTACAAATCTGACACCTGAGACATATCGTTATTTTCTTCGTGTATTTTCCGACGAACTCGGCAATATCGCCATGACGCTGTCCGACATTTGGTGGATTTCGTCACAGAGAGAGCCCGAAGCAGTTGAGGGAGACATCTTAGACACTTAGGATGGTGACCAAAAATGAATGAACTGCTCGGTAGGAAGTTCAAAACAAGGGAAGAATGGCTCGCGGCCCGGCAGAACAGGATTGGCGGGAGCGACGCGGCAGCGGTGCTCGGCAAAAGCCCATTTATCACAAATGAGGAGCTTTGGGAAATCAAGACGGGGCGCCGTGAACAGGTTGACATTTCATCCGAAGATGCTGTGATGTACGGCACTCTTGCGGAGAAGTACCTGCGGGAGCTGTTCAAACTCGACTTCCCAGATTATTACGTTGCATATGATGAGAATAATATGTTGACCAATCCGAAGTACCCATGGGCACATGCGTCTCTTGACGGGATGCTTGTCAAAGATCACAGGTACGGAGTCCTCGAGATCAAGACGGCGCTTATTAATACCATGATGCAGTCAGACATGTGGAAAGACCAAATTCCAGATTACTACTACTGCCAGGTGCTCCACTATCTGATGGTCACTGGATGGGATTTCGCAATCCTAAAGGCGCAGCTCAAATACCAGATCGGTGACGAGCTCCCTTATCTACAGACGAGGCATTACTACATAGACCGTGCCGACGTAGAGCAGGACATCGCGACCTTGGAAAAAGCCGAGAGGGAGTTTTGGCGATATGTACAAGAGGACAAAAGACCGGCAGTGATCCTGCCGGAGATATAGAAAGGAGAACAAATATGGCACTGGAACTGAAAATCACAAGTCCTTCGCCGGAGGGCTTTGTAAAAGAAATTCTCTGGAACGCGGACGAGATTTCCACAGAAATCGAAAAGAAGGTCGGATATTACAAATCGCTTGTGTACACCGACGAGCAGATTGTCGAGGCCAAGAAGGACCGAGCAAAGCTGAATAAGTTTATTGCGGCTTTGAAAGCCAAAGATCGAGAGATCAAAGACCTTTGCCTCGCTCCGTACGAAGCTTTCCACAATAGGATGCAACAGCTCATCGCACAGGTCCAGGAGCCTGCAGACCTGATCGACCAGCAGGTCAAAGGCTTCGAGGAGGAGCAGAAAGTCAAGAAGCGCGGAGACATCGAGGAGCTTTTCAAAGGTAAAGGCTTCCAGCCATGGGTTAAACTCGAGCGAATCTGGGATCCCAAGTGGCTCAACAAGACCTGCTCAATGAAGCAGATCGAGGACGACATGAACAAGTGGATGTACCGGATCGGAGAGGACATTTTCCTGATAAACAAACAGGGCGACGGAGTTCAGGCGGCGCTTTCTGAATACAAGCGGACACTGGACGTTCGATCGGCGGTTGCTGCTGCGGACCGGTACATTGAAGCCAGGGCTGCAGAGGAAGCTCTGAAAGCGGCAAACGCGCAGGTGATCGGCATAGACGAGGCCAGCGAAGACATTCCTGGGCAGGTCACGCTTGCAGAAGCAATGGCGCAGGACTACCCGCAGGCGCCTCCGGCAGCGGCCAAGCCCGTGCAGCCCTCTTACGACAAGGAAATCAGCGAGACGGTACCGATGCGAAAAGAGATATTCTTCAAGGTCTATGTCTCCCGCGACGAGCTTGCCGCACTCAACAAGTTCCTAAAAGAGAGCAGGATCACGTTCCGCCAGATCAAGGAGCACTAAAAAGGCATGTTTGGCGGATGCGCACGCCATTCATATAAGCGTCACAGGAGCCGAATCTCACGGACAAACTCTTAATCAATCATTCAAATGGGCGGAACGGCTCCCCGCCCGGAAAGGAGAAAGAAATGGCAGTTAAAAACACATTGCAGAAACAGGCACCCAAGATTCCTTTCGGAGCATTTATGACAACGGAGGGCGCAAAAGCGAATATCAACAAGATCGTAGGCGGCGAGAACGGACCACGCTTCACTTCTGCGATCGTCTCGGCGGTTAACGCCAATCCCACACTGCAGGAATGCACGAATCAGAGCATCCTGTCTTCAGCACTTCTCGGAGAGACGCTGAAGCTCTCTCCCTCCCCCCAACTTGGTCACTACTATTTAGTGCCGTTTAACGACAAGGAATCCGGCACGAAAAAGGCCCAGTTCATTCTTGGCTATAAGGGCTACATTCAGCTGGCGCTTAGATCCGGACAGTATCGCAAACTCAATGTCCTGGCGATTAAAGAGGGCGAGCTTGTCCGTTACGATCCGCTGGAAGAAGAGATTGAGATCAAGCTTATCGAAGACGAGAAAGAGCGGGAAAACACTCCGACAAGCGGTTACTATGCCTTTTTTGAATACCTTAACGGGTTCAAAAAGACCCTCTATTGGAGCAAGGACAAGATGCTCGCCCACGCGGACCGATACTCTCAGGCGTTTTCCCTTAACGGCGGCAATTTCGGACCAGGAGGGAAATGGCACCGCGTATCATACAACGATTATGTTGCCGGCAACTACAACAAAAAAGACGAGTGGATGTACTCATCCTTCTGGTATAAGGATTTTGACGCGATGGCATACAAGACCATGCTTCGCCAGCTGATCAGCAAATGGGGAATCATGAGCATCAACATGGTGACCGCTTTTGACGCCGATAACACAGTTGATGCGCCGGACGGTACGAGGACTTACGTGGAGCTTAGCGATCCGTCGGTGGCCAATCTTCCTGAACCCGAACCAGAGATCGAACCGGCAGCAGAAGCAGAACCCATGATGAACGCACCACAGGATCAGGAACCCGCAGGTGGCGAAGACCTTGTGTGGTAATCGATTATGGCATGGAAAAACTTTACCCCCGGCCGTAGAAAAGCGGTCGGGGGATCAAATAGTAAATATGGGAACAGAAAAATCGTGTCAGATGGGGAGGTTTTTGACAGCGAGCGTGAGTACCGTCGATGGTGCGATTTAAAGCTGCTGGAGAAGGCAGGTGAGATATACGGTCTTGAACGGCAGGTCAAATTTATCCTTATCCCTGCACAGCACGAATATACTGGCAAGGTATATCAGCGCGGGAAGAATAAAGGCCTTCCGAAGCCCGGCAGGCTCTTAGAGCGCGAGGTGTCTTATGTGGCAGATTTTGTTTATTACACCGACGACTACGAAATGGTTGTCGAGGATTGCAAAGGAATGCGGACCAAGGATTACGTGATAAAGCGTAAGCTGATGCTGTGGAGACACAATATCCGCATAAAGGAGACATGATATGGCGGAACGCAGGATGTTCGCGAAAACGATTATTGACAGTGACGCGTTTTTAGACATGCCGCTGTCAACGCAGGCGCTTTACTTCCACCTTTCTATGCGGGCAGATGATGAAGGCTTTATAAACAATCCAAAGAAAATCAAGCGGATGATTGGCGCTTCTGATGATGATTTGAAGCTGCTTATCGCTAAGAACTTTGTGATACCGTTCGAATCCGGGGTGGTTGTCATTAAGCACTGGCGGATCCATAACTATATCCGCGCAGACCGGCTGATAAAGACTGTTTACAAGGACGAGCGGGGGATGCTTGACATCAAAGAAAACGGGGCATATACGTTCGGCGGTCACATGTCAGTCAAATGTCAGTCAACTGACGGACAACTGACGGACACATGTCAGTCAACTGACGGTCAAGTGCCAGTCAAATGTCAGCATAGGTTAGGTAAGGATAGGTTAGGTAAGGATAGTATAGGAGAGGTTAGGTTAGGTGAGGATAAAGTAGAGGTTATCGATAACCCTGCAGGCTCGCAGGAAAGCATCCCGTCACTCCCAATCCTTGATGGTCCGGAGTGGAGGCCTGATCCAAAAGATATCCAGGAGTGGCAGCATTTTTATAAACGAGTTGACATTCTTTACGAACTCGGGCGGATGAGGCAATGGTGCATTAACAATCCCACAAAAAGAAAGACCGCATATGAGATACGAGGCTTTGTAACAAAATGGCTGGACCAGGAACAGAGGAAGACGAAAGGACGGCAGGTAACAGGCGCAGATGCTTACTACGAAGCGGCACAGGAGGCAATGAACCATGGATCTGGTTGAAACAAAACAAGTTATGGCATATATTGCGGCGGCGTTCCCTAAGTACTATGCCAGCGTAACAAAGGAAAGCGTTAACCGTCAGGCGATCGTATGGAATGACGCATTTGCAGATTATAGCGTGACGGCGGTGATGGCAGGAGTGAGAAGCTATATCACATCTGATGCTTCTGGGTTTCCGCCTTCCCCCGGGCAGATAATCGAGCATATACACTTTATTGGAAATCCCCGTGACCACAGCGGGACAGAGGCGTGGGCGCTTGTCAGAAAAGCTGTCAATGTACCATGGGATCAATTTGAAGCGTCCTTTAATACACTACCCAAAGCGGTGCAGATTGCGGTTGGAAGTCCGAGGTCGCTCGAGGAGCTTGCCAAAATGGACATTCAGAGGTTTGAGACTGTCGCCCAGTCAAATTTCTTACGAATGTATGACACTGCGAAGCGAAGAGAGGCACAGGAGTTAAAGACACCGAAAGCGGTACTGGCGGCAAGGGAGCGAGTGATGCTTGAGCTTGAAAAGAGGAGAGCACCGAGCAAGACGATTGAAAATGTGAAGAATCAGAAAATCGAAGAGAAGCCGAGAGCGGAAGGCGTGCAAGCGCCAACAGACAGGCTGCAGGCCCTCCGGGAGAGATTGAGCGGATAAAGGTGAAAGGAGAGAATATGCCTGACAAAGATGACAGATACAACCCGATCAGAAAATACTCATTTCCCGCAGGAGAATGCGGTGGAGAAATCAGAATCAACATCCCCGTATACGCAAGCAAAGAGGATGTACAGACCGCAATTGAAGCAATGATGGTCATTGCGGAGAAGTGGAAAGAGGCTGAGTAGATGAAAGGCGATTTTGAAGGGTTCCTGCAAAAAAAGAAATTGACGTTTTAAATGTAAAAATTTTGTGCGCTGTATCAAATGTACATTTTGATAATCGAATCATTAAAGGGCTTTGCATCGAATTTCAACAAGGACTGTCGATAGAGAAATTAATCGATGAATTATCAGATTGCAATTTGGTTATGGCGGATGATATAGAGGGTACTTTTATCATCGTGAGAATTAAGACCCCCAAAAGCACTATAAATGTCAATAGAAAAGCAATTGCACTGTATGAGTTCGAAATAAACATTGATTGCAATACAGAGGTTGTTGCATACCGTAGGGTTACCGATGATGCTATTGCAGAGCGGTGGAAAGAAGCAGAGTAATCCCGTGCGCACGGTTTAGAATACCAGCAGATTCAAACGAAAACGAAGCACAAATCTCCAAAAACGGAGATGGCTGATAGAAAGGAGCGAAAACCCTTCCAAGCATTTTTTGACTGTTTTTCTGTGTTTTAAGTGGATTACCAATTCGCCCGCCGGTCTGCTGGGGCGGGCGTTTAATGGAAGGGAAGAAATATGAAATACACAGTACAGATTGGACTTTCGAAGGAAATTAAACTGACAACTGAAAGCTGCAGTGACGCTATAGATTTGAGCGTTATCTGCCTAGAAAACGGGTATAGAGTGACGATTATTCCGGTGGCCGATGATTTTGAAGAAATAATAAAAGGCGAGTTTGACGAGTTGGAAAAGGAGGAAGCCAAGAAGCTTGGCATTGGAGAAAGGATCAAGGAGTGCATGGACAGGCTTGGAATGTCGCAGCGCGAGCTCGCAGCAAAGTGCAAATGCACGGAAGTGACGATCAGCAGATATATCTCCGGAGACAGGACACCGAAAGGGCCGATTATAGTTCTAATTGCAAATGCGCTCGGCGTATCCTGCGATTGGTTACTCGGAATGTGAGGACGCCACAATGCCGATGGACAGAAAAAGATACCCTTCCGACTGGGAAAAGATCGCGAAAAAGAAAAAAGAGTTGGTCGGTTGGAAGTGTGAGGTCTGCGGGAAGCAATGCAGGAAGCCGGGGGAGCCGTTTGATACACACAAGCGGACGCTTACGGTAGCGCATCTGAACCACACGCCGGAAGACGTCCGGCCGGTGAATTTGAAGGCAATGTGCGCGCCGTGTCACCTGCGCTATGACGCAAAGCACCACGCGGAAACAAGGAGGGAAAATAAAAATGTACGAGCCGGTGGATCCTGAAGAGTACTGCATGAATTGCCACGCGAAGATCAGCGGAAGGTATAGAAAATGTGAGTTTTGTGGAAAGGTATGGTGGAAGAAAGATGACGGAACAGATCAAGGCGATAGAGACAAGGTATAACGGATACAAATTCCGAAGCCGGCTGGAGGCACGATGGGCCGTATTCTTTGACGAGCTTGGAATCAAGTACGAGTACGAGCCTGAAGGATACACACTGGAATATGGCACTAAGTATCTGCCAGACTTTTTGATATTTGCTCGGCATAGAAGCTACGAGGATGAATGGGAGCCTGTATTCGTTGAGGTAAAAGGAGTATTAGGGCCAAATGATCTGCACAAGGTTGAAATGCTCTCTAAAGTTCATCCCGTCTTGTTACTGGGAAACATTCCGGCAGACTATTGGGAATACGCTATGCAAGAGGGGCCTTTTGGGAAATACGATTATATTGATGGCGATGGCGATTACCCCGCATTATTTAGCATATACAATGGCGTTCCGTGGATAGCAGGAATGGAACATGACCAATTTGATGGTGGACGCGCAATGGATAAAGCACTTTTAAAAGCCAGATACGCGAGATTCGAGCACGGCGAGTGCGGTTAAGGAGGACATATGACAACGCTTGAAGAACTGAAGCAGCAGAGACGAGAAATCGACGCGAAGATCAAAGAACTGGAAGGGGGGAAGATTCTGCGCTGCGGAAACGCGCGTTATGAGCACCGCGAGTATGGCACCGGAAAGGTTGAAGAGATCATTGCCGTAAACCGGCCAAGGGAACTGCGTGGGAAGCGTTATTCAGAATGGTGGGGCCAGATGATCTGCGCCAAAACGAAAGAGGAACTGATGGAAGCACTTAGCAGCACGATCACGGACCTGCAGAACTTGCTGGAGAGGATGGGGGTGAACAATGAAATTCGGTGAATTGAAAACGGTTTTTAACAGGAGTCCAGGAAGACATGACAAGATTGCAGTCACAATTGGTTTGGGAAACGATGCAATTATCGAAGCAGAGTCGCCGCTGCTGGATTGCCTTGACGATTACGAAGTGGCGTGGATAGCGCCTGAAACGGTCGGTCATAACATTGTAACGGAATCTGAAGAGCCGTGCATTGATGTGCATTTAAAAGATAAAAACGAGGTGCGGGATGTCGAAGGTGATTAAAGCAAGCGAGGTTGAACTTCCTGATCTCGTGCAGGAATCGCTCAAAAAGCTATCAAAGAAAGAGCTTGAGAAAATGGCCCATTGCGTCGGTTTTGATCGCCGGAAGGTCTACCACCGCAATGGATTCGCGTATTATAAGCCGTACAGAAATTACTTCGACCCAGGCGGCACAGACTGCGAGATATGGGCAGGGATTAAAGAGAAAGGATACGCTGAAAGCGGAAAGGACGATCAGTATTATTGGCTGAATAAATCCGGCTATAACATCCTTTCATGGTATGAGCAGGTCTACATATACTCAGAAAACGCGAGAGGGAACGAGATAGACGCATCCGATGACGTATTGGAGGTTCTTTTGAACGACTATGTGTTCGTTGGCTATGGGTGCTGGCTACCGAGTGGAGCGAAAAGGATCAGCGTCTTTGCAAGATTGCCGTATAAGCTGACATTGAGCACGCTCAAATATTTAAAAGACAAGTTCGGGTATGTTGATCATGTTTATGAATGCAAATGCGACGATGAAGGATTCCCGCATTGCACACACGGGTGGATCCTGACACAAAAGTGGATCGAAGAGAACAAGGAGAGAGTGGAAAAGCGCCAAAAGGAAGAGTACGAGAGACTTGATCGGATATTAAGAGAGACGGTCACGGTACTGGAAAAGGAGAACGCATGAGTAACAGGGAAGTCATCGAGTGGCTAAGGAAGAAAGCAGAAACAGTGCCGATGCCAGGGGCGCGGAAAATGTACGAGGCCGCGGCAAAAGCTATTGAGGCGCAGAAGTACATGATCCGCCGGCAGGACGTAATCGACGAGCTTATGACCTGGGAGGGCCACTGTATAACGGATCAAGAAGAATGGCACCTGCGGCAGGTGATCGGGAGCATAAAAAGTATTCCTGGGGAGGGTGAAAATGAAGGCGTGGATAGTAGACGATCCGATTGAGGCAGCCACGGCAGCGGTCGTGTTCGCGGAGACAAGGGGACAGGCAAAAGTACTGGCCCAGTCCACAGACGCCTGCGAGGATATGGAGTTTAAGGACATCCGGGCAGTAAGAGCGCCGAAACTCGACCAGTTCTATAAAGGCAAGTCAGAAATGGATTGGCTTGATCCAGATGACAGAATCGCGATGGTCAAGTATGGTGGGTTCCGCTGTTCTTACGAAGTGGACATTGGCAAAGAGAAGTGTGACGCCTGTCCCGCCCACGAATGGTGCGACAGGTACGAAGGAATGATGGAGGGGACGGAATGAATGATTTGAATTTTTATTGGCGTATGGGTGATTATGCGCTCCAAGCTGTTCCCAAGTGTCTCGCACGGTATAACAAGGACGATAAGAACGAAACGATCGAACTCGTTAAATACTATCAGTATCAAGGCAAGGAGTGTTTGTACACGATAGGATTCTTTTACTATAACGAGCATGATCCGTGTTGGGAATTGAAGTTTGTCGGAGGCCGATTCAAGGAACTGTTAGAGACAGATGTTGTGGCAGTTTTCAAGATGCTCAAAGCGGCATATGATGTGCTGACGGAATGGAAAGAAGGTGGTGAGGTGACGGAATGAACATAGAATTGAAACCTTGTCCGTTCAGAGTACACGGCGAAAGAACTGCATCGCTGACAGTAGCAGGAGAGTTTTATTACAACGAAACATTCATGCCTTGCATGGGAAAGGAATGCCCTTGCTACGATGTAGAATTTTCTGGCGATGCTGTCTGTAGAAGGAACGGCGCAAACATGAATATGACAAAGAGGTGACGGAATGAAAGGTAAAGCTCCGCATTTTTGCGAGTATTGTGAACATGAAATATACGACAAAGAACGGCAAATGGTAAGATGCGAGTTAATTAAAGACAGTTATAAATATGAATACTATTCAGACCAGCGTCAACATTGTCCGATAGATAAAAATTTAATAGAGGTGACGGAATGAGCGTCTTAATCAAAGGCATGGAGATGCCGACGAACTGTCAAGACTGTCCGCTAAATTATGACCAAATGGCATGTAAAGTCACTGGCACAAGATGGTGGTCTGACACGATAGTTCTCATGAATTTCGACAGTGAGAAAGAAAGGCTTTACGATTGTCCACTCGTAGAAGTCAAAGAACCGCACGGGCGGCTGATTGATGCGGACGAGCTAGAGAAAGGCTTTAAGCGCGCAATCGGATCATATCTGCCGAAAGACCCTACAAGGCATATGAACGTTGTAGACGGAAGCGAATGCCGTGGATGGACACAAGCACTAACGGCTGTGCAAAAAGCAAAAACAGTAATCGAAGCGGAAGGGAACGAGGAATGACAATCGTAGACGTTACCAAAGATAACGAATGTTGTTGCTCATGCACCCACAACAAGCGCACATTCGACATGCATGGCTATTGCTTCTGCACTTGCGAAATTGACGGACACTACATCGGTTATGTAGCAAATTTTGAATCTGTTTGTGAGGAGTGGGAAGGGAGCGAGAAATGAAATATGACTACATCACACGGCTCATGCAGGTCTGTTTAGACATAGCAAATCTAGCAGACGAAAAGGGGGAACAAGATGAATTTATCCTTCCCGAGCTTGGCCTAGGATACAGAGCATTGAGCGGGATTTTACGAAGAGGGTGCAAGGACATTATAGACCTGCAAGGCAAATATCATGCGGCGATTGAGGGAAAAAATCTTGCGAAGATAGGAGAAAAAACCGCCTACGGCTTTTTAGAAGATATTTTTGGGGATATGGAGATAGATTCCATCAACGACAAAGACAAAGAACGCATTAAGGCATTTGTAAAACAGATTTATGACGAGTGGGAATTAGCGGAAGTAGAGGAAGGGAGCGAGACATGAAGTACATCATAGAGATAGCCAAAGAATATGAGGAATACTTCAAGGGTATTCTGATATGTGGAATTGCGGATGGAAAGTTTGCGGTCGATGTGATTGCAAGGGAAGATTTGGAAGAACTGACTTCCGACTACATCAACGAACATTTCGGAGAGTTGCAGGATAAGGCGTACCAGCGTGGACTTGATGAAGCATGGGAGGCGGCAAAAAAAGTCGCTCTTTACGCTGATGGGGGCGGGCTAAGTATTGAAGAATTAAATGAAATATTTGATTGCGCCACGATACAGCAGGTCTTTAGGAAGTATACCTTATCCGAAGTAATCGCCAAGTTGAAAGCCTACGAGAAGAAACAGAAAGCAGATGAGTTGAAGGTCGGAGACATTGTAGATTGGAGTGGAGAAAAATACATCGTCTCTTACATCTACGATGATGGATGCACAGATTTGATCTACCTTGAGTGCGGAAGTGTCTGCGAAAGTGTATCGCCCGATTGCTTCACACGCACGGGAAAGCACTATGACATCACAAAGATCCTGGAGGAAATGAAGGAATGAAAAAGATAGCGACAACATGGGTGTTCATAATCACAATCTTGTGTATTATTGCAATTTCAGCGACAGGATGCAGAGTCAGAGAAGCTGAACGTGTATCTTACAATATCAGCAAACAGGCAGATAACTTTAACGTTACAAGGCGTCTCACAGTATTCAACATGCGGACGGACAAGTGCATCATGCAGATGACCGGGAAAATGTCCATACAGAATGAGGGCAACAATGAGATTTCTGTGATCGTGGAAGTGGACCGAAAGCGGAACGTTTACCAAAAACACCTGATCTATCTTAACGAGTGGACGATGTATACCGTAGAGGATGTAAGCGGCGCAAACGTGAGCAAATACGCCTATGAGATGGAGTTTATGCCACAGACATTGATCCCGGTAAAGATAACTGCTGACGAACTGGGGCAGGATATAGCTGATATTTATAACGGTGCAACGGAGGAGGAGACGGAATGAGCAGAGTAACAGACATAGAGGAAGCTATCGATGAAATGAGAAAAGCAAACGTGACAGACGGAACTCTGAAGCAGATGCAGGTGGCTATGCTTGCACAGATTGCGACGTCCCTTGCAGTGATAGCAGATAAGATGACGGAAGATGTGACGGAATGAGCGTATTCTGCTTTCTTCTTGGACTTTGGGTAGGGGAACTATTAACCATGGGCTTTGTAATATGGTCACTAACGAGGTGAGGATATGATACAGAAGATTAAACAGCTTTTCTGCTTGCACGATTTTGAAATCGTCAACAGCAGAGTTATGGAAAAAGACGGGCACTACATACGCGTGAGGACAAAATACAGATGCAAAAAGTGCGGAAAGGTGGTGTATTCTTGAGAGAAAGATTCACAAGATGGTACTACAAGCAGGGATACACGTTTGGGGTTGAAAATGATCTCAAGCCGAGGTTTAAGTGCCCGTGGTATATCCGTCCTCTCTTGTTTCTGTTCTCGCCGTCTGTATACTTCCGCTGTTTAGGAGAGTATGCCAGTTATTGGATTAAAAAGGGGATAGAGAAAGGGTATCATGAATGACTGAGCAGGAAGCAAAAGAAATTATCAAGAATGAGCCATACACCAATGTCAGAAAGCATTTGGAAGCTATACAAGTGGCGGTTAAGGCGCTTGGAGAGGACTGCACCATGAAAGATATATGGAAATGGGCGGAAGGGGGTGACAAAGATGTACGGTGACTGATATAATTTAAGCGTGGTGACGACCACCCTATAGGAAAAAAGACCACGGACGGGGAATGGCGGTTCGAATCCGCACCGTGGTTGCGGGGTAGAGAGCAAATGATCCGCTTACCCAGTGATAGCCAAAGGTACGGGAATAAGGTTCGATGCGGTGTGTACAGCCAAAACGAAATCCTCAGACGAGTAGTTGTCAGGCCAAAATGCGGGATGTGCAGCCTATCGTGTGACTTAAACACGACCACGGGGTGTAGCTTAATGGCAAAGCTTTGACGGTAAATAACAAGGAGTTCGTCACTCACTTGTGATGCGGGTTCAAGCCCCGCCGCCCCGCTTGCACTGTGGCGGAATAGGTAAACGCGCGAAAATCATGCTCATGCGCCCACATGAGTAAATCAAAACCGTACTGACGAGCGCGGTGACTGCTTCATGATTGCTGAAGGTTACCATGCAAGGTGCAAATCCTTGCCAGTGCAATTAAGGAGAATGTTTTCTCCGCTATACTTCACATTACAGGGCTGCAACGTGCAAAGCGACCCTGTTTTTTGTTGCGCAAAGATACGCGCAAAGGCGTACAATATAAACAATAAAGCACGGTGATATTTGGAGAATCTGTCTATTGTAAAGTACGCATATAGGCGTATAATGTAATCATAAAGTAAAGAACACGAAGGCACGAAGAACGCCAGCCGCCGCCGGCCGAAGCCGCAGCGGGGAAGCGCGAAGGCCGAAAAGCACATAAAACCAAGGAGGAAACGAAAATGACAAAGCAGGAACACGAAATGCTGCAGGGATTTGTAAACAAAATGAGCGAGTACCAGGATAAAGCAGACAGAGCATTTAAAAGACTCCAGGAACTGAACGGCACCGAGGGAACAGGACACAGATGGTGCTCCGCACAGACGAACGCAAAAGACCTGCTGAGCGTTGGGAAAGACTACATGTACCTGTATGACGAATACGTAGAAGCTCACGCGGCAATCGATACAATCACAAAGCTCGGATCCGAATTAGCGGAGCTGGGGTTTTGGAAAGGAAGATGGGCATAAACAGTAGCAGCGAGGCGGGGCCACAGAGCCCCGCAGAAAGGGGAGAACGATGGTCAATATAGCGGACAAGATGGAGATGGAAAGCCGGCTGATGACGAACCTGGCGGACTGGATTGGGAGGCACGGAACGGTGAGGTCGGACCGGCAGCGGAGCAACGCATACTGCGGGGTCCGGATCAGGGAGATCGACTGGCGGGGAAGCCGGTATGAGGTGGTTGAAGTCGACGGCATGACCTGCCGGATCGAGAAGAAAGCGTAAAAATGGAAGGACGCGAGAGCGGCTTTTCTTAGTGGGATTTACTCAGTTTTTGCCGCACATCTTTGGTGGTTTCATGCCGGTTCCGTGGGCTGAATTAAGTGGATTAATGTGCTGGACAGAGGTAATGTTAACGCAACGAAAGGGAAAACAAAGCAAACGGAGGACAAAGAGATGACGATCGAAAAAGCAATGAGAACCTACAGACTGCCGAACCCGACAACACCGGAAGACCTAGAAAGCAGCTGGAGCAAGGTGCTCCGATTCGACGACAGAATCCTGGTGGCCGGCTACTACTACAACGGTCCTGGACAGCCGAGTTACTATGGCGCAGTATACGAGTTCCTGGACAACGAGGAAGAGCACACCTGCGAAGGCGCAATCGGGCTCAAGTCGGTCAGCGACCCGATGTTTTACGACGACGGCCACGCGATCTTCTGGGCCATGATGAAGTAAACGAAATACTGAGGCGCAGCCCCGCAGCGGGCTGTTTCTCATTGTAGAAGGCCCAGGGGCCTTTTTTTATTGCCAAAATGGGGCTATATTTAACGCACAGATGTGTTTATGGCGTTAAATATTGCGCTTTACGTGCGCTTTAAAGTAAAATGCTTATGAAGGCGAAAACAAGCGTTATGCGGCAGGAGGACGCTGAATAAGTGGTAAAAAAAGAGTTCATACAGATAAAAATAGAAGACCTGATCCCGTATAAGAACAACCCACGTCACAACGAGGAAGCGGTACCCGACGTGGCGGAGAGTATACGGCAGTGCGGGGACCTTGACCCGATCGAGGTAGACGAGAACAACGTCATCCTGAGCGGGCACACGCGGATCCTGGCGCTGCGGCAGCAGGGATTCACGGAAACCGATGTGATCCGGTACACGGGGCTTACGGAGGAGCAAAAAAAGAAGTACCGCTTGCTCGCAAATAAGACTGGGGAGAAGGCAACGTGGGACCTCGAGAAACTGGCCGAGGAACTGGACGACCTCGATTTTGACGGGTTTGATTTTGGGTTTGACCTTGATCTCGAAAATGTAGAAGACGAGCCGGAAGTCTATGACGACGATTACGACCCGCAGCCACCGGAAGAGCCTAAGTCCAAGAGAGGCGATATTTACAAGCTCGGACGGCATCGGCTTATGTGCGGCGATTCCACCAGCGTCACCGACGTGGAGGCCCTGTGCGGAGGAAGGGAAATGGACCTGCTTATAACGGATCCACCTTATAACGTAGATTACACAGGCAAGACCAAGGACGCACTCAAAATCGAGAACGACAGCATGGAGGACGAGACATTCCGTCAGTTTTTGCGTGACGCTTTTCTTACCGCTGACACTGTAATGAAGCCGGGCGCAACGTTCTACATTTGGCATGCCGACAGCGAAGGGTTCAACTTCCGCGTGGCCTGCCACGACATACAGTGGAAGGTACGCCAGTGCCTGATCTGGGTCAAAAACGTTATGGTGATGGGACGCCAGGACTACCAGTGGAAGCACGAGCCGTGCCTCTACGGTTGGAAAGATGGAGCGAGCCACAATTGGTACAGCGACAGAAAGCAGACCACGCTCCTTGAGTTTGATCGTCCGACAAAATCCGAGCTTCACCCGACGATGAAGCCGGTACCACTGTTCGACTACCAGATCAAGAACAGCAGCAGGAAGGGAGACGCGGTTTTAGACCTGTTTGGTGGAAGCGGAACGACGATAGTGGCATGCGAGCAGGACGGGCGGGATGCTTTCCTGATGGAAATCGATCCAAAATATACTGACGTAATTGTGGACAGATATATCCAGCTTACAGGAAAACCAGAAAACGTATTTTTGATTCGAGATGGGAAGAATATCCCATACAGTGAAATCCAATGATTGATCAAAAATGGATCTGTAATAAGTGCGGGGCAGAAACAAAAAAAGATCCGCAGAGGAAAAACAGCACTTGTAAAGAATGTGGCAGAGGACGATACCAAAACTGGAAGCTCTGTGAATGCGGAAAGTGGTTTAAGTCGAATAATGGACGGCAGATGTACTGCTCAAAAGAGTGCGGATATAAGCATAAGAGAAATGGCGGTAAGCTCGGCAAACACTATGAAAGTTGCAGAAGAGCAAGAATAGCAATCTGCCCCGTATGTGGTAAATCATTCAGGGCCGTTAATGATTACGTTGGAAGAACGTCGGTATATTGCTCAAAGGAATGCTGGAGCAAGAGAGCGACAGTGGAAAAGAGCTGTCGGTTTTGCGGCAAGAAGATTATTACATACAAAAGTGCAAACAAAAAGTTCTGCTCTAATGAGTGCAGGAATGCCGATTATAGAAAGAGGCGTGGAGAACTTGCTGCGAGGTGGGAAGGCGGAAAAACAGAAAAGAGCCGATTGTTAAAGTCGTGCATTGAATATAAAGAATGGCGCGACGCAGTATTCGATCGAGACAATTACACATGCCAGCAATGCGGTAAACAAAATTGCAAACTGGAAGCGCACCACATAAAAGAGCAGTGCAATTTTCCAGAACTTGTCTTTGATGTTTCCAACGGGATTACACTTTGCCATGAGTGCCACAAAAAGACAGATAATTACGGGTCCAAGGCGAAAAAAAAGAAAAAAGGAGGAGAGCTAAATGTTTGAAAAGGTAAACCCGTCACATCCGGATAAGGTCGCGGACCGCATCGCGGGCGCGGTCGTTGACTTGGCTTACAAAGCACAGGAGAATCCGAAGATTGCCGTCGAGGTTTTGATCGGCCATGGAATATGTCATATCATCGCGGAAACCAGCGTGCACATTAAGGTCAGCAAGGTCGAAGAAGCCGTGAATCGCATCGTAGGAGGCGATGGTATTGTTCTCATAAATTACTACGAGACAAAGCAGGATCCGCACTTGGCAGACAACCAGAAGGACGGATTCCGCTGCGGCGACAACGGCATCTTTAAAGGCGTGCCGGTCACCCAAGAGGAGAACAACTTGTCGCTTCTTGCAAAAACGATTTATGAAAATTATCCGTTTGATGGCAAGTACATCATCGACGACAACAAGATCATTATTTGCCAGAGCCACACGGAAGAGCCGTTTGGAGTAAATGGCTACGAAGTGATTGCAAATCCCCTTGGACCGTGGACGGGCGGCCCTGACGTTGATACAGGCGCCACAAACCGCAAGCTGGGAAGCGACATGGGCCAGAGCGTGACGGGCGGCGGGCTTCACGGCAAGGACCTTTCCAAGGCCGACGTGTCGGTGAATATATATGCGTGGCTTAAGGCCCAGGCGACAAAAGAGCCGGTGGAGCTTTGTTGTGCGATCGGTGACGATATGATTGACGGACGGCCTTACAAGGAGATCGTAGAGATCGCGCGGACGTATATCGAAGCAAAAGGCGGCTTTGAAAAGTTCGCGGAGTGGGGACTGCTCTAATGTTAAATAAAACGATAGAACTTGATCTTTTTTATCCTTGGGGGGGGGTAGAAAGACAGATTACGTATTATGGAGAGTCGTTAGAAGAGATCGCAGCAGATATTGACCGCGACAATAATGAACTTCTTTATTACTTGCAAACGGGCGACGAAAAAGGAGAAAAAGCGTTTTGTTTTGGCGGCTTTATGTTCCAGAAAAATGGGATATATGCCGCCAAAATGTCAGAATCGTTTTTTGATTAGGTATGGCACGAGGAAGACCAAGAAAAGAATTTGATAAAAAAGCGTTTACTGATCTGGTTGGGCTTGGGTGCTCCCAGGAGGAGATTTGCTGGTACTTTCGCGACGAGAACGGGAAGGTGGCGAACGTAGACACGCTATCTCGATGGTGCAAAAGAACGTTCGGTTCGAATTTTAAAGAGTATTATGCCAAAAACGGCGGTATGGCTTTAAAAATCAAACTGCGAAGGAATCAGTTCAAGCTGTCGGAGAAGTCGGCGGCAATGGCAATCTTCCTCGGCAAAAACTATCTCGGTCAGAGGGATTCTATCGAGCAGACCAACAGCGAGGCGTTAGAGAAGCTCGACGCGATCCTGAAGGTGGCCAGAGAAAACGCGGACAAAGCCAGCGAGTTGGAGTATATAACCGAAGATGATATTCAGCAAGAAACAGAACGAGTACATCCTGAGAGCGAATAGCCGATGGAATCTGAAGGTCGGGGCAGTCCGAAGCGGGAAGTCCTACGTGGATGTGGCTCACATGATCCCGGAGCGGCTTCGGGCCGTGTCTGACAAAGAAGGTCTAAACGTAATCCTGGGTGTTTCCAAGGAGACGATTGAGAGAAACGTGCTGCAGCCGATGCGCGAGATATTCACAAGCACGCTGATTGGGACGATCAATAACAGGAATATAGCTTATGTTTGCGGGGTGCCGGTCTATTGCCTCGGCGCAGAAAAGGTCAGCCAGGTCGCAAAGATTCAGGGTGCAAGCGTCAAATATTGTTACGGCGACGAGATAGCAAAGTGGAACAAAGAAGTGTTCGTGATGCTTCAGTCCCGTCTTGACAAGCCGTACAGCAAGTTTGACGGTGCGTGCAACCCAGAATACCCAGGGCATTGGCTTAAGGCGTTTATTGATCGCGAGGACATTGACTCATACGTCCAAAAGTACACGATCTTCGACAATCCGTTTTTGGACAAGAACTTCGTTAGGTCGCTGTGTAAGGAGTATTCGGGCACCGTCTACTACGAGCGCTATATACGCGGGTCGTGGGCGCTGGCCGAGGGACTTATATACCCGATGTTCGAGGAGGCTATTATAGACACGATTCCGGAAGTGGATCCGGAGGAGTGGTGCGTCTCAATCGACTACGGAACAATGAACGCTTTTGCAGCAATACTGTGGGCACGGTATGGCAGCGTCTGGATCGGGACCGCCGAATACTACTATTCTGGCCGCACAGAGGGCCAGCAGAAAACAGATGAGGACTACATAAACGACCTGGTTGATTTCTGCCAGCCAGTGAAGGATTGGGAATACAGGCAGCAGGTAAAAGGTCGGTTGTTCGGGGCATACGTCTTGGACGTAATCATCGACCCGTCGGCGGCGTCGTTTATTGAGGCAGCCAGCCGGGTCAGCATGTTTAACGTCGTAAAAGCGGACAACAACGTCCTGGACGGCATACGACTTACGGCGAGCGCCATGAAGAACGGCAAGATCAAGATTTCGAGCCGCATGCAGAACTGGCACGACGAGGCGCAGGGTTACGTTTGGGATGAAAATGCAATCGAGGACACCCCGGTTAAGATCAACGACCACTTGATGGACAGCACGCGCTACATGGTCAATACGGTGGTCTGCAACGGTTCAGACGATAATTATAAACCGCTTTGGAATTAAAGAAGGAGCCAGAGAAAAGCGATGCAATACACATATCAGGACTATTTGGAAGTCAAAGAGAAAAACAGCGAGACCGACCTGATCCAGTTCGTGGCCAACGCGATCGACAGTCACAAGCGGTCCGACGAATACGAGATGGCAGTCATTGCGGACGAGTATTTCAGGCACCGCAACAGAACGATCCTGGAATTCCAGAAGCTGCTCTATAAGGTGACAGGCGAGGCCGTCCCGGACAACTACAGTGCCAATTATAAACTGTCGAGCAACTTCTTCTTCCAGTTCACAACGGGGCTCAACCAGTATCTACTGTCAAACGGTGTTACATGGTCTAAGGATGAAACGGCCGACAGGGTCGGAAAAGACTTCGATAAGAAGCTGCAGGATGCAGGAGAGGAAGCACTGATCTGTGGCACATCGTTTGGATTTATGAACTACAACCACATGGAAGTGTTCAACCTGCGCCAGTTCGCACCGCTGTACGACGAGGAGAACGGTGCGCTTATGGCGGGAATCCGCTTCTGGCAGGTCGCAAAAAACAAACCGCTGCGGGCAGTGCTGTACGACATCGACGGCTACACCGGCTTTATATGGCGCGACGGCCAGGGGAGCATCTATACCCCGCAGAGCACCTATAAGATCAAAACGTTGAGCACAAAGTTCGACGGCATCGAGGACTACAATGGCGAGAATTATCCCACGTTCCCGATCGTGCCGTTCTTCGGCATCAACAAGCAGTCCGAGCTTGTTGGGCGCCGCGAGCAGATTGACTGCTATGACCTGATCAAGTCGGGCTTTGCCAATACGGTCGACGAGGCCAGTCTGATCTATTGGACCCTGACCGGGGCCGGCGGGATGAAGGACCTGGACCTGATTAAGTTTGTGGAGCGGATCAAGACCGTGCACGCTGCAGCCCTGGGCAATGGCCAGACGGCGGAGTCCCATGCGGTGGAGACACCATACCAAAGCCGCGAGGCGCTTCTTACAAGGCTCCGCGATGATCTATACGACGACTTCATGGCGTTTGACCACAAGAATGTCGCATCTGGGTCCGTGGTTACTGCGCAGATCGAGGCATCGTACCAGCCGATGGATCTGAAAGCAAATAAGTTTGAATACAACGCGCTGGACTTCTTGGAAGGCGTGCTTGCTGTTATTGGAATAGAGGATGAAGAGCCGACGTTCACGAGGTCGAGGGTTATCAACCAGAACGAGCAGATTTCGGCCGTTACGACCGCGGCGCAGTATCTGGACGGCGAATACGTGACCAGGAAGGTGCTGACGATCCTGGGCGACGGTGACCAGGCAGACGACGTAATGAAGCGAATGGACGCGGAAGACATGCAGAGAATCAACGTCCACCCGACCGAAGAAAGCGGCGACGAACAGCCGGAAGGTGGCACTGAGAAGAATGAGAGAGGTGAAAATATCTGATGGCTGACGTCGGGCACGAGAGAACGGATGAAAAGATAAAAGAGATCGAAGAGCGTCTCCGTGCCGAATACACACAGGCGGCGCAGGAGATACAGAAGAAGCTCGACGATTATTTTCGCCGGTTCCAGTACAAAGACGAAACCTGGCGTCAATGGGTGTATGATGGCGAACGAACTGAGGAAGAATATCTGAAATGGCGAAAAGGCCAGATGGCTATGGGCAAGCGATGGGAGAAGATGAAAGAGACCATTGCTGCCGAAATGCTCCACACAAACGAAATGGCCCGTCAGATCATCAACGGCGAAATGCCGGAAATATTCGCTCTCAATGCCAATTATGCCCTTTACCAGGTCGAACACGACGCCAAGATTGACACGTCGCTTACGCTGTACAACCGGGAAGCAGTCTATTGGATCATGCGTGAAGACCCCGAAATGCTGCTGCCGCCGGGCCGTGAGACATCAAAAGCGATTGCGGAGGGTCGCGCCAAGAGGTGGGAAAAGCAGGTGATTGAATCGGTGATGATGCAGGGGCTTCTTCAAGGTGAGTCTATCCCGCATCTTGCGTCAAGGCTTGCGTCTGCGGTCGCTGACAGGGATTACAAGGCCGCTGTGCGCAATGCCCGCACTATGGCGACGAACACCCAAAACAGGGGCCGTTACGACGCCTATACCCGGCTTGAGAATAACGGCGTGGAACTGACGCTAGAATGGGCGGCGACGCTCGACGGGCGAACAAGGCACGAACACCGCATGATGCACGGGCAGCGGCGAAAGGTAGGAGAAGCTTTTGAAGTAAGCGGAATAAAGATCATGTACCCTGCGCAGGCGGGCACTTTTGGCGGCGTGTCAAATGTTCCACAGGAGCTCTTGTGGAACTGCCGATGCACAATTTTGGCATACGTCAAGGGCTTTGAACACGACACCATAAAGCAGTCGCCTAAAATGGGCGGGATGACGTTCGACGAATGGCTTAATGCAAAGCCGCACCCAGATCCAATCACAAAACAGCGAGACATTGAGAATGCCATGAAGGGAAAATACATCCGCGAGTATAAGAGAGGAGCATAAAGATGGGCGATATCACGGTAAAAATCGAGAACGACAATACCGAGGAGCTCAAACAGGCGGTTGCGGACGCGGTTTTGGTCGCGCTTGACGCGGCGGGCCTGCAGGGCGCCACGCTTGCTCAGAGGGAACTGCAGAACAACCCGCCTAGAATCGACACGGGCCTGCTGCGCAATTCCATCACCCACGCGGTAGCAGGCAAGCCGGCGGCAATACGGGGATACCATGCAAATAAGGGGTCGAACCGATACATAAGAGGAAAAAACAAGGGCAAACGCAGAAGCGCAAGCGCCAAGAACGCAGGAGCGGTTGGAGTGGGATTTTATGCGGGCAGTGCGCCAGCTGCCGATGATCCGCAAAAGCCTTTTGTGCTCATCGGGACCAACGTGGAATATGCGGGCTACGTACATGAAGGCACCAGTAACATGGCGCCGAACAGGTTTTTGAAGAATGCACTCGAAACCAACAAGGCAGAGCTTGAAAAAATCATGGGCTCTGTGTTGCGTAAATTGTTGTCGTAAAGTAAAATAAAAGATGCAAAGGAGGAGCCTTTGAAAAATAAACTGAATAGCGGCGGGAAACCGGTCAAATGCACGTGCGGCAAGATGGTCGCGCGGATCCGGAACGGCAAGGTCTATGTTTTCTGTAAGACCTGCAAACGAGAGGTCCCGCTGGATATAGAGCCAAGAGCCACAGTAGCCCAGAGCCATTGAACAAGTTTTGTTCAGTGGCTCTTTTTTTGTTCCCATAACCGACGCACTGGCCATGGGACGCATCCATAGATCAAAGGAGGATAAATGAGCCTTACCAGGAAAATGCTCAAAGCAATGGGCATCGAAGAAGAGAAAATCGAACAGATCATCGAGGAACACGCCGAGACCGTGAATGCGCTGAAGCAGCAGCGCGACCAGTACAAGGTAGATGCTGAGAAGCTCCCTGGCGTCCAGAAGGAATTGGATGAGTACAAAGAGGCGGCGGAGAAAGACGGCGAGAATCCGTACAAGGCAAAGTACGAGGAAACGCAGCAGAAGTTTGATGATTACAAGGCGGAGGTAACCGCAAGGGAGACCAAAGCGAAAAAGACAGCGGCTTATAGAAAGCTGCTCAAAGACGCGAAGGTATCCGAGAAGCGCCTGGATTCAATCCTCAAGCTGTCACCGGTCGACGAAATCGAGCTCGACGAAAAAGGTGAGATCAAGGATGCAGAGAACGTAAAGAAGGAAATCGAAAAAGAGTGGAGCGACTTTATTGTTACTGAGGAGACGCACGGTGCTGAGTCCAACAATCCGCCCGGAGGCTCTGGCGGCAGACAGGGCGCAAGTGGCGGTTCCAAAAGCCGCGCAGCTATGATCCAGCAGCAGTATCAGAACTCCCTCTATGGATCAAAGGAGGATAAATAAATGTCTTTTATCAATCTGAATGATGCGGGACAGACCTATGCGCCCGGATGGTTCCTTGCGCATGACGAATGCGTCAGAGAGACCAGAACAATTCCTCAGACCGGCGCAACCGCAGCGGACGACGGATCCAAATACGTGAAGATGGGCACGATCTACCCGGCAAACAATGGTACAGCGGTCGGAATCGTCTATGAGGACGTCGACGTGACCACCGGCGACATGCCCGGCTCCGTCGTTACAAAAGGCATCGTCTATGAGGACAGGCTGCCCGTGGCGCCTGCAGAGGCCGCAAAAACGGCGCTTGAGGCGCTCGGCTTCCGGTTCGTTACCACCGCCCCTGCGGTCACGCGCCCTTACTGAAAGGAGGTATAACCAATGCCTAGAATTGCATGGGAAAACGATATTCTCGGATTTGTGCCTAGAACAGACTGGCTGGACGTCGGCACCATCGTGACGCGCCCGAATGATCCGGTCGACCTGCTGATCGACGACACAAAGACGGACAACCTTGTTGCTGAGTGGGAATCCCTGGCGTCTGAGTTCCAGATTCCGGTGATGGCCCAGTTCCACGGCTTCGACACGGAAGCACAGACAACCTTCCGCGTGCCGATCGACCGCCACAACATCGAGAAGGGACTTATCAAGGTTAAGATCAACCAGTCCGAGCGTATGCGCACACTGCTCCGTTCCGGCGTGCAGAACGATGATCTGTATGACTACATCATCCGCGACGGCGTGAGACTGTCTGACCAGGTTATCACCAGGTCCAAGGTCGCGAAGAACGAGCTGCTTGCGACCGGTAAAGTCACGATCAAGGAGAACAACCTGAATCTGACTGTCGATTACGGTGTGCCGAATGCCAACACCGCATATTCTCTTGATCTTGACGCAGACGCTGATGTGGCTTCGCAGCTTCAGACGATCATCGACGATGCCACCGCGAAGGGCGTGACGATCACCGGCATGTACACGTCTCGCAAGAACATCACCAAGCTGAGAAACAACGCTGGTCTGCAGAAGCTGATCAACGGCAACGCTGCGGAAGGCGCGATGCTTCGGAATACTTCTCTGCAGGAGTATCTTTCCGAGGAGTTCGGAATCAACACGATTCTCACCAACGATCTCACATACGGCAAGAGCGCGACGATCGGCGCCAATGGCAGGCCGAACATTTCCACAGCTCGCTACTATCCGCAGAACAAGGTCACGTTCTTCGCCACCAACCCCGGCGGAAGACTGGCGCGCGGCCTGTGGGGCGATCCGCCTGAGATCGATAACGCGAGATTTTATGAAAACAACGAGCAGTCCAGCTCCCCTTACGTCTACGTCACACAGAAGATGGAGTGGGATCCCGCGGTCCTTTGGACCAAGGCTTCCGCGCTGTTTATGCCGGTGCTGTTCAACCCGAACAGTCTCTTCATCGGCACGGTGCAGCAGTAAAGGAGATCGAAGATGCTGACTGAGCTTTGCGAATATCTAAAGAACTGGTTCTGCGATGATCAGGATAAGCATATCGGAACAATCACAATCACGGGTGGTGAAATCACTGCCCGTGATGATCTGTATTTACTCGGAGATAAGAAAATTAAGCCTGTGAACGGCCAGTATATCCGGGTGATCGGAAGCATATTTAATGATGGGGTCCACTGTTATCCCGACTTTGATATGCAGGACGAGACGTTCAAAGGCGCCGTGTGGCTGATGCGTGTTCCGCCCGCTTTCCTGACACTGGCTGAAGATATAGCCGCTTGGAAGGATAAATACATGACCTTGGACAGCCAGTACATGAGCCCCTACAACAGCGAGTCGTTTGCTGGCTACTCCTACTCGAAAAGCGGCGCTGGTGCCAATGCTGCGGCGAATGGAAGCGGTCTCGACGGATGGCAGGCAGTGTTCGCAGACAGGCTCAGCCCATGGAGGAAGATTTAAAATGTCATTGCTTGATGAAGCTATGGAATCATGCGTAATGATCGACAAAACGACCGGCCCCGACGGATACGGCGGCATTAAACCAAACTGGGTAGACGGTGCCGAATTTAAAGCGGCGATTGTCTATGATTCGTCGATGGCGGCCCGTGTGGCCTCCGTCCAGGGCGTAACCGATCTGTATACGGTTACGACCCGCAAGGGTGTTGTGCTCAATTATCACGACATTTTCCGGCGCGTCAGGGATGGGAAGATCTTTCGCGTCACAACAGACGGAGACGACAAGGCAACACCCGCAAGCGCGGCGCTCAATATGCGCGTCGTAAACGCAGAAGAATGGGAGCTGACAGATGGATAACTGGCAGGCACAACAGAAGTTCTGGGAAAGCTTCGGATGGCCGGCATACGACGACCAGGCGACCTTTACGGAGGGCGACGCGCCAGCTTACCCGCACATAACCTATGAGTCAGCAGACGGCGATTTCGGCACTGAAATGCAGCTTTCTGTGCATCTGTGGAACCGGTCAGGATCATGGGCGGCGATCAAGCAGAAGGCCGAAGAGATCAAAAGGGCGCTTGTTGGTGGCGGAGTGAAGCTGAACACAGACAACGGGCAGATATGGCTTAAAGTCCCGGACGGTGTTTTCTTCAGCCGCCCGTTTGAGACAGGCTCAAATGACGAAATGGTCCAAAGAATAATGATTAACGTGTCAGCGGAATTCCTGTCTGACACCTGAAAGGAGTAACAGCATGGGAATGCAGTTTACAAAGGTCAAAGCGGACCTTTTTAAGAATATCCAGATCAACGCGGGAATCATCTGCAGCAGCTTCGTGCCTGCAACCGGCGTTGTAGAAGGCATCCTTTCCGCGACTTCTGGCGGCATCACGTTCGCGAGTAATCCAACTTATGAGGACTTCTTCGAAGATGTCGACAACCTGCCGCCTAATACAAAGCAGGGAAAGCGCATCACGGCGTGGGATCCCGCCCTGAGCGGCACAATGCTCGAAGTCAACGCTGCGAACGTAAAGAGCAGACTTGGAGCGGCGGATACATCTACAGAGTCTGGAAGCACCGTTTCGAAGATCACTCCTCGTGCGGAGCTCAAAGAGGAGGATTTCGGAGACATCTGGTTTGTCGGGGACTACTCCGACAAGAACACTGGCAACGACGCAGGATTCATCGCGATCCATCTCATGAACGCGCTGAACAACGTCGGCTTCCAGCTTCAGACTGGCAAGAACGCGAAGGGTCAGTCCACATTTGAGTACCACGGCCACTACGACGTGGAAGACGAAGATCAGACACCGCCTTTCGAGATCTATGTAAAGCAGCCGGCAGCGTAAGGAGGATATATGGCAGAAAAAGAAAAGATCAAAAGCATCGCCAACTGCAAGCCGTCCGAGTTCCTGAGGCAGACGAATGCTATCCGTCACTATGTCGATGGGTGGCTTAAAACGATCAAGTTCTCGGACATCAGAAAGCATCTTCCTGAGATCCCCGACGGGGCAACGGACGAGGAAGTGAACAAGCTGATCCGCGAGCAGAATCACAAGAACTTCTCGGATATGCTGGACGCAGCTCTTGACGAGCATCCGGAAGAGACCCTGGGCGTGCTTGCGCTCTGCTGTTTTCTTCCTGCCGAGGATGCAGACAACCACCCAACCGACATGTATATCGAGGTAATTGCGGACCTTATGGAAAGCGAGAACGTAAGGCGTTTTTTTATCTCGTTGGCGAAGCTGGGGCTGATGCTTGGGACATAACCGGCATACAACTGGATCTGGTTGAACTTATGGGAACGGGATATGTGGTTGAGTACTGCGTATCCCGTTACAAGCATAAGCAGGAAGAAAAGATATACAGGTCATATATCGCGGATGCTCTGATGTGCATGTGCAACAATCTTGCAAGCGCTTTTGGCGGGCACACGATCACTACACGGTATGCAGATTTGTATAAGCCAGTGGACACAAGAAGCGGCGACGAAATCGCGGTTGACGTGATCAAGCGGGCCGGGCTCTCATTCGCGGAGGAGGAGTGATGGGCGGAGAACTTTTTACATTATTTGCCAAACTCCTGTTTGATACGAGTGAGTTTGACAAAAAAACAGACGAGTCAAAAGAAAAAGCTAGCGTATTTGGCGACGTCCTGAAAGCAGACCTTGTAGGCAGGGGAATATCGGCGGCGGTCAATGGGCTGAAGGAATTAGGGAAAAGCACTATTGAATTTGCCAAAAATGCCGTTACCTCTTACGGCGAGGTAGAGCAGTTAAAAGGCGGTATAGAGACCCTTTTCGGGGATTCGGCGCAGAAGGTACTGGCCGATGCGGACCAGGCATTCAAAACAGCCGGAATGAGCGCCACTGACTATATGAACACATCCATTCAGTCTGCGGCGTCCCTTATCAAATCCCTCGGAGGGGATCAGGCCAAGGCAGCGGAGCTGATGAATTTGTCCATCACGGATATGGCGGATAACGTCAACAAGATGGGCACAAGCATGGAGGGTGTTCAAAACGCTTATCGCGGTTTTAGCCGCGGAAACTTCACCATGTTGGACAACCTTGCCCTCGGATTCGCAGGGACTAAAGAGGGAATGCAGGACCTGCTCGACAAGGCGCAGGAGATATCCGGCGTTAAGTATGACATTTCATCTTATTCTGACATCGTGGAAGCGATCCATGTTGTGCAGGAAGAAATGGGCATCACCGGCACAACATCAAAGGAAGCAGCCAAGACCATTGAAGGGTCGGTAAATGCGATGAAATCCGCATGGGACAACCTCATTGCAGGAATCGCAACCCCCGATGCCGATATTGGCGAGTTGATTATGAATCTCGTTGATACCGCTGATACCGCATTGGACAACGTTCTCCCTGCGGTGGAAAGAACGTTTGACGGCATCGGAGAAGCTGTGACTGAACTTGCCCCTGTCGTTGTTGAGAAAATACCCGAGATTGCGGGCGAGATAATGACCGCAGGACAGGAAGCCCTCACCAACATCATGGACGGAATCTTCTCCGTGATGTCCGAGATTAAGATACCTTTCCCGATTGGGGATATTCTCAACGGACTGGTAGAGATGATAAATCAGAACGTTCCGATTGTGGTAGGGGCAGTCAGCGGGATCGTTAGCACGGTCGGCAGTGCTATCTCACAGCAGTTGCCGAATCTTTTGGCATATGTTTTGCCGCTTATAGAATCCTTGTCTGAGACCATCCGAACAAATGCTGGAACGATGGTCGATATCGGAATTGAGTTTATTCTTAATCTTGTGCAGGGATTGATGGACGGGCTACCAACCATGTTGGAATATATCCCCGACATCATCACCAACCTAGCAAACGTCATAAACGACAACGCGCCAAAGCTACTTATTGCAGGTTTCAAGTTGCTTGTAATGGTCGGCAAGGGACTTATCAATGCGATTCCCGCGTTTATAGAAAACATCCCGAAGATCGTGCGTGCTATCATCGCGGTATGGTCAGCGGTCAATTGGATGGACTTAGGACGAAAGGCTATCAAGTTAATCGGTAACGGTATCAGAGCACTGGCAAACGATGCACCGTCGGTGATTAAGAGCATTGGCAACAAAGCCTACAATTTCTTTAAGAATATCAACTGGTCAGAACTCGGACGCAATGTGATCAACAAGATAGCTATCGCGCTGAGGAACATGATAGCCACCGTTCCCGGAATAGTTTTACAGCTTGGTAATGACGCTTGGAACAAATTTAATGGTATTGACTGGTACGACCTTGGCTCGAATGTCATACAGGGCATTGTAAACGGCTTGAACGCGGGTGTGAAGTGGATTAAGGACACAGCCTCAAGCGTGGCTTCAAAGGCATTGGAAGCGGCGAAAAACGTCTTAGGAATCAAGTCTCCGTCAAGGCGTTTCCGTGACGAAGTCGGTAAGATGATCCCGCGTGGTATGGCACTTGGTGTTTCGGATGCAGAGCCATATGTAGATGCGTCCATGGACAAGCTCGGAAAACGGCTGATTATGGACTTTGAAGGGCTTTCCCTGCCAACTATCCAGCCTCTTGAAACAATCGCGGTAGAAGGCGCAAGATCAGCCGAAAACGGCAAGATTATAAATATCACCAACAACATCTCAGTTGATGGTGCAGAAAACCCTGAGGACTTCGCGAACCGCCTTGTCCGTGAGATGGAACTGCAAGTGAGGACAGCGTGATATGACCGATGAAGAGAGAAGAAAAAAACAAGAGGAAGAAGCCCAAAAAAGGGCTTTGGAACGTCAGCGGCGGTATGTGCAGTTGGATGCCCAAAGAACGTCAAAGACAAAAGCACCGTCCGGTCTGAGCATAAAGCGCAACAACGACAATTTCACTTGCGGGTGGAAGATTGCTGATGCAGATTATGCCGATGGACAAACTTTCCGCTACTATCTCAACAAAAAAAAGGCGACCTCACAAGTCGCAACCGTAAAGACTACTTCAAAAGTCGTTGATGTGGATGTGACAAAGTTCCACCCATCAAGACTTGGGACTTATCTTACAAGGTTTGGCTTTGAGATTAGCGGCAACAGAAAAAAGTATAAGACAAAAAAGAGCGGATTTGAGATTGAAATCAACCCGCCTCAGTCTACGTATACACAGCTGTTTTTCCTGATAAATGCGCCCTATAAACCGAGCGTATCCGTTGCTTTGTCCTCTACGTTGAACAATGTCTCAACCTTTACTTGGAATGTAACGAATGACACAACGTCAAGTTACTGGGCACGAGGAGTACAGTGGGAGTCAATCATTCTGCGGGAGTGCAATACGGCGCTCCCGCCCGAAACCGCGTGGAGGTCAACAGCACTCGGCTATCAGTCGAGCAGTGGAAACTACATCGGGACGATGAGCGGCTCGAAAGAGATTACCGAAGATACTACAGAAATGTTAAGGGGATCTTTTACACGGTGGTTCAGAGTGCGCTCACGAGGTCCTGCTGGTGACTCCGCGTGGGCTTATGCAAAGCACGTATATGCTTTGCCTTACGCCGCAAGAATAACATCTGCGGCGGTTAAGACAACAACGTCGGGCGGCTACACCTGTTCCGTGAGATGGATAGCCGACAGCAACCTTGCACACCCAATAGACGCAACCACGGTGCAGTATGTGTTTGTCACTCCAGAAGCAGGATTGCAGTGCCCGGATTCTGCGTCATGGCGCGATGCCATTGTACTCAGAGATACGGCGGGAACCGATGGGGCTACTTTTTCTATTGATTCGCAAGTTGGCACTGACCAATGCCTGTTCGTGCGGGTTAATACTGAGCATGACAAAAAGGGCGACTATGGCACAACACACGGACTGCCCGTAATGGTGGCGGCAGGACCGCTTACGATGCCTACAAACCTCAATGTATCGCTAAATCAAGAAACCATGCTTGCAACGGTCAGCGCGACAAATGCGTCAGCCGTCCCCGATGCGCTTATCTCTGTAAGATACTACACTGCGCAAAACCCCAACGGAACATATTATGCAACGATACCGAAAGGAGAAGCGTCTGTTACTGTACAGCTTCCAATAGCTGACAGAGGCAAGGACATAACCATCGGTGTATGCGCTTACGTCAGTTATGGCGGCGTTGTAAAGATGATTTCTCCTGTAAACAAAGCGGGCGGAAACATTCCTGTTGCACCCGCAAGTGTTGAGGCACGGATGACTGATACAGTTGGGACTGTACAAGTTACATGGGAATGGACATGGCAGGAGGCGACAAGCGCGGAACTGTCATGGGCTGATCATGAAGACGCATGGGAATCCACCTCAGAACCGTCCACATATGCTATAGACAACACCCATGTCGGGCGGTGGAATATCAGCGGTCTTGAGACTGGTAAAACGTGGTACATCCGCGTCAGACTCGCAACAGGAACAGGCGACAACCTTTCATATGGCGCGTACTCAGAGATTGTCAGCATAGACCTATCCTCAGCCCCGTCAATCCCCGTTTTGGCGCTGTCAAGCGGCGTGATCACTGACAAAGGCAGGGTGACTGCATCATGGACGTACACCACAAGCGACGGCACACATCAGTCCTATGCGGAAGTAGCGGAAGTGGTGAACGGTGAATACACGCTTCTTGCTACAACACGCACGGCACAGCACGTCACGCTTGATGCAGAACAGTTGGGATGGCAGACGGGTACAAGTCATCGGCTTGCTGTAAGGGTTACATCAGCGTCTGACAGGAAATCCGATTGGAGCGACGTAGCGGCAGTTGCTATTGCTGATCCTATTACGGCTACTATCTCTTCCACATCTCTTGTATCAAAGACCGTGGAAGAAGACGGCTCAACAAGGAGCTTTATGGCTCTTACGGTCATGCCGTTTACGGTCACGGTCACTGGAGCAGGCGGCGGCGGAACAACGTCTATCATAATCGAGCGTGCGGCAAGTTATCATGTAAGCCGCCCCGATGAGACGGAGTTCAACGGATTTGAAGGGGAGTCCATAGCTTATAGGACGTACAGAGGCGAAGGAGAGCAGACCTTTACGCTTGACGACCTTATCGGACACCTGGACGATGGTGCAAAATACAGAATCGTTGCGACATGTAATGACAGCCTCGGCCAGAGCGCATCGGCAGAACTAGAGTTTGAAGTGATGTGGGAGCATCAGGCTATCATCCCGTCTGCTACTGCGGAACTGACAGGGGATGACATAATTGTGATCCTTACGCCCGTAGCACCGGAAGGGACACTGGAGACAGACACGTGCGACATTTACAGGCTATCCGTTGACCCGCCCGAACTGATATATGCTGACGCTCAATTCGGCACGAAGTATGTCGATCCTTTCCCCGCTCTCGGGGAGTTTGGCGGTCACAGGATTGTCTTCAAAACTGCGAACGGTGACTATATAACGGAGGACAATCAGTTTGCATGGGTAGACCTCGGTGAGAACGAGGATGACATTCTTGAGTATGATTGCACGATCATCGACTTTGGCGAAGGCAGGCTTGTCCTTGACAGAAATCTCGATATATCAAACAAATGGGCAAAGGACTTCACGCAGACACAATATCTCGGCGGCTCTGTGCAGGGTGACTGGAATCCTGCTGTGGAACGTACCGCTACTGTCTCGACTGTTGCAGTATCAATATTAGACCAGAACGTCATACAGAACATGAGACGCCTTGCCGTATACAGCGGTATCTGCCACGTAAGGACGAATGACGGCTCATCGTATGCGGCGAATATAGATGTATCTGAGAACTATTCGCACAGCAACGCAAGAAAGGTCATTACTTTTGAACTCACTATAACGAGAGTTGATCCCGAAGGTATGGACGGCATGACGCTCGCGGAGTGGGAAGAGGTGCATCCGAAGGAAGAAAACACTGAAGAGGAGACGACGTGATGGACTGGTCAAAAGGATACAGCGCGAGCTTTTATGCGATGAAGGTTGACCCGACGACATGGCGCGACATCTCACGACTGGAGATTAAAGGTGGAAGTATAAAGCGCACACCAACGGGTCTGCGGTCTTCCGCTACCTTGGATTCCACGCAGGATGTAGAAGGAATCGAAATGTATGTGAGGGTGTATCTTGACGCCAAACAGGACGGAGAATATGCGCACGAAGCACTGTTCACGGGTCTTGCCACATCGCCGAAAAGGGACGCATATACTACGCTTGAGGAAAGGAGCATAGACTGCTACAGTGTGCTGAAACCCGCAGATGATGTCATTCTCCCCCGTGGATGGTACGCCATGGCAGGCACAGATGGCGGAAGCCTTATAAGGGATTTGCTCAGCATCATTCCCGCGCCTGTCAGCGTCGGTGACAACCCGCCAACGCTTAACACTACGATCATCGCGGAAGACGATGAGACGCACTTGTCCATGGCTGAAAAGATCGTATCTGCGATTAACTGGAGACTATGGGTTGAAGGTGACGGAAGAGTGATGGTTGCACCATATGACCTTAACCCAGTTGCAATATTTGACCCGATAGACTATGACGTGTGCGAGGCACCATTGTCTGTCAAGGAAGACTGGTATTCATGCCCAAATGTCTACAAGGCTGTAAGCGATGACATGACGGGCATTGCAAGGGATGACGATCCTGACAGTCCCTTGTCAACGGCGCGGCGCGGGCGCGAAGTCTACAAGGTGGAAACGAACGTGGCTTTGGCGGGAAACGAGAGCGTGGCAGAATATGCCGCAAGAGCATTGAAAGAGGCGCAAAGGATACAAAAAAGCGTGTCATATCGACGCAGATATATCCCGAACATCTTTCCTGCATCAGTGGTAAGAATCCACTATCCAGCACAAAAGGTGGACGGTGACTTTATCGTCACATCGCAGAATATATCTCTTGGATTTAACGCCACTACATCGGAGTCGGTTGTAGCAAGTGTTAAATATAACGGTTAACAAGCACCGCCGAACGGCACGGCGAAAGAATGCCGTATATGCCTATGAATGATTTGCTTAATACCATCATAAAGTCTATACAAGCCGCGGGAAAACCAAAAACTCAAGCTTACGATTCCACCGCTGTTGTAAAGAGAGTTGAGAATGGTGTGGCATGGGTGCACATTCCCGGCGGAGTAGACGAAACACCTGTAAAGCTGACCGTCAACGCCAAAGCGGGCGACACGGTACAAGTGAGAGTTTCGGGCGGCACTGCTTTTTTGGTGGGCAATGGTACTGCCCCACCGACGGACGATACGACTGCAATAGCGGCGAAAGAAACCGCGGATGGAGCGGTGGAGAGAGCAAGTAGTGCGTCCGAAGAGGCAGAACGTGCGAAAAAGTCAGCAGATATAGCGGCATCTGCGGCAGACAGTGCTCAAAGGAGTGCAGATAGTGCGGGTGAATATGCGGCGCGGGCGCTCGGGAATCTTTCCACGGTGCAGAGCGTGGTGGAAACCCTTACATGGATCACTCAGCACGGAACGATGACGCTCACCACGGACACAGAGCTTGACCCGACACACGTATATTTTGTGCAGGACACAGACGGTGATTATGTGGTCGGCAACACTCACTACAGTATCGTCAAAGAGCCGTCTGCGGATGACTTGGCAAGTTACTATGTCTTGTCGATTGATGAGAGCTTGCAGAACTATGTGGGAACACATCTTGCGCTTACTGGTGAAGGGCTTTGGATACTGCCCGAAAACAATGGATATAAAGTGCTTATAGCGACAGGAAGCGGCGAGCAGTACAAGACGGCAGGTACCTACATCATCGATGCGGGCGGTGCTCCAGTAGCAGTATTCGGCTCAGACGGCACACGCATCATGACAGACGGAGTACAGGTGTTTAACGTCAATGCGACTGACGTATCTGATTATGTTCAGGCAAAAGAAGATATATTAGGATCGTATCGGGAAGTAACAGATCGTAGTGTTAGTGTACAAAGCAGTGTACAGCTTACAAATATTACCCAAGGGTCAATCATTGATGTCAACATCTATTTCAAGGTCGGCGGCCGCAATGGAGAAGTTCGCTGGTACTCAACATATGTGCAACAAGGCGGTAGCAAAACGGAAAATTATGGCCCGCTGGTTGTCACTGTGCGTCACAACGCCACTTCTTCTCCACAAACCATTTCTGTTAGTGTATACACAACAGACTCGCACACTAGCGGCTACTACTACTTCAGCGTTCGATACGTCAGTTACTCAGCTTACGTAAAAACTCCGTCATTTTCGCTTGGAACGAGGGTTTATAGTAGCGGTGGCAATGGGGCGTTTTCTACGATCGTCGGCGAAGGACTTATGTCTGGGACCCGAGACCAATTAGTAACTGGCAAGTACAACGCCGAAGATGCTGATGATCAGTATGCGCTTATCATTGGTAACGGCACTGACGAATCTAACCGCTCCAATGCCTTAACCGTGGACTGGAACGGAACGATCAAGACCGCAGACGGCTTTTCTTCGCTGGCCAATCTGACGCAAGTCACCGATTGCAACGACGCCACAGACCCACGCAAGTACTACTACACGAACAACGACTCCACAAACCTCAACAGGCCAATCGAAAACTGGTGCATTATCAGGAGCCTTTTCCTCAATGGAAATCCTTTGGCAGGGAATCAGTGGTCGTGCGTCCAGCTTGGAATGCCCATGAATGCGTCTGTGCCGCGCCTATTCATACGATGTAAATGGGTAAATGGTGCATGGAGTGCTTGGAAGGAATTCACGCTTGGCGCAGTATCGTAAGGAGTGATATATGAACACATCAAAAATCATCCGTGCCGTGGTGGGGAGTGGAAGGTTCACGACCACAGCCCCGCTGATGAAAGAAGACCACGGCATTTATCTCAAGATCGAGGGCATCGACCTGCCTGCAACCTATGAGATTGACTTTTCCAATGAGCGGAAGAACGGAACCTCTGTCACTATGGTTGGTAATGCTGACGGCGTGCTGATTCCCACCCAGTTTATCAAGACCGGGAAGGACATTTTTGCTTTTCTCTACCATGTTGGTGAGGACTACGGAAAGACGGTTTACACTTTTTGCATTCCGAACAGAATTAGACCCGACCGCACAAATGAACAGCCCGAACCAGAACAGCAGTCAGTGATTGATCAGACGATTGCGGCACTGAATACAGCAGTTGCTCAGACCGCGCAGGATGTCATAGATGCTGACGCATCGGCTCAGAGTGCGGCTGAGAGTGCTGAAAATGCCGCTCAGAGTGCGTCACAGGCGGCTCAGAGCGCAGAAGACGCGGGAACCTATGCCACCCGTGCAGAAGCGGCTCAGACAGCCGCGGAGACTGCTCAGAGTGCGGCAAGTGCGTCGGCAACGAGTGCTAGTCAGAGTGCGGCAAGTGCCTATGCTGATGCGGAACGTGCTGAACAGGCGGCAAACAATGCGGGATACCTCGATGTTGAAATCGTAGACGGGCGGCTCATCTATACAAGGACAGACGCTGTTGACGTGGATTTTGCGCTCGATAACGGGCGGCTTATCATGGAGGCTATATGAGTACAGTTGTAAAAGATTTAGGGGCGGTAAGCGCTTATGCGTATTCCGTCGAAAAAGGCTATACGGGCACGGAAGAGGAATTTGCCGAGCTGATGGCGAGCTATGCCGATGTCGGACAGACGGCAGTCGATGCTAAAGATGCGGCTGTCGCGGCGAATACAGCCGCTCAGACAGCGGCAACCACGGCAACCACAAAAGCGAGCGAGGCAAGTCAGAGCGCATCTGCGGCACATACGGACGCGGAGTCAGCGGATCAGTCCGCATCACAGGCAAGCACATCTGCACAGACAGCAAGCACTAAGGCATCTGAGGCAAGTCAGAGTGCGACCACAGCAACCGAAAAAGCCACAGAAGCGACTACAGCGGCTAGTAATGCGACCACAGCTAAAGACGATGCAGAGACTGCCAAAAACGCCGCAGAAACGGCACAGGGCAAGGCTGAGACAGCACAGGGAGCGGCAGAGGAAGCGGCTGAGAGCGTGAGTGCATCGGCGGCACAGATAGCGACCAACACCAGTGATATTTCTGAGTTAAAGAGCGATTTAAGTGACGCAAAGGAAGAAATTAGCGATCTTGAACAAGCAGTCTTTGATGTAAGCAAAAATGTCTATGACCCTAATACAGAATGGGTAAACGGCACGTTTTCTAATGGTAATCTTGTCGAGAAGGCAACCGGGGTAGACGATGCCGCCGAAAAAGACTATATTCCTGTCACGGCAAACGCTGATTGGGTGATTAGCTGGAAAGCGGTTGACCTGAACTGCACCATGTATGTACAGACATATGACAAAGATTACAACTGGTTATCACAACTCACATCAATCACAATGAATGCTGTAAGGCGATACGGAACTTTTGTTACGCCCGATAATTGTGCATTTATACGCATAAGAATTTACCGTAATGGTGCGACGTGGAATACAATCATTCCTGGTGAAATACAGGTAGAACTTGGTTTAATACCGACAGAATACCAACCTAAAAGTAAGACAAGCAAATTTGTAGCCGTAGACGCAGAACTTCAAAATTTACAGGAGCAAATCAATCAAAACCCGGCGATTGTACAACGCAGACAGGTTGCGACAAACACGAATGTTCTTTTTCCAAGTGTAAAAGGTTATCTCAAAGACGATGGCACATTTAACACGACCGCAAACGGGTGGCAACGCTCTGATTATATCTCAGTAGAACCAAATACATTTATGTATTTCCACGGTGTTTATGCATGGGGTTATTTTGGTTTTTTCGATGAGAATAAAACATGGATCGGTGGGAAAAACATAGAGACTCCTATTGTTTCCGATGCCAATTATTTGATTGTACATCAAGTGCCAGTCGGTGCAAGCTACATGATTGTATCTTTTGAGGATGCTAATGTGCCTACTGCATGGGGCAATTATCTGCCTGTTATCCCCGATGGCACGGTAATTTATGCAAATAATAAGACTCTACGAGCGTATGCGGATTATCCTCAAAATCCGTGCGACTATAGCGGACTTGACGTATGTGCTTTCCGAAAAGGATTGTGCATTGGTGATAGTCTCACAGGCGGCGGGTTTAATTACTCAAGTGGTACTAATCCGTGGGCAGATGGCAATGTGTATAGTTATCCTGCACAATTTGAAAAAATGACAGGTATACCGATGACCAATGAGGGTCATAGCGGAAGAACAACCGTTCAATGGTGGGATCAATACGGAATTGGTGGCGATACTGCTATAGATTTTTCTGGTTACGACTTTGCAATCATCCATCTTGGCGTTAATGATGTTTCCTATAACGTTCCTACGGCAGACACTCAGGCGGCATACCAAAACATTATTAATGCACTGAAAGCCGCTAATACAGGCATTAAAATCTTTGTGTGTACCATTATCCCGGCGTATGCGATTGATGGAATCACCGCCTATGATACAATCAATACTTTGATTAAATCTTTTGCCACACAAGAAAATGTATACTGCTGTGATCTCACTACATACGGACATACTTACAAAAATTCACAATATGCAGCGGGGCACTTAACAGCATACGGATATTGGAGGATGGCAAAAGACATTATGGCGTATATCAGTTACATAATGAGACAACATCCTGCTGATTTCCGATTTATACAGTACATCGGGACGGATATGCAGTATTAAAGCACCATTTAACTCAGTTGGCATAGCTTGGCATAACTTAGCAACTATCAACCAGAGGGCAGTCTTCGGGCTGTCCTCCATATGAGGATACCGCCCATGGACGATAAAGATTACATCACCCGCTTTGAATACGATGAGCGTCAGAAGCGGATTGATGACGAGAACAACAGGCAAAACCACAGGCTCGACAAACTGGAAACAATCACCGATCAGATCGCAGACATGGCGGCATCAATCAAGGCGATGGTCGTAACGATGCAGGCAATGCAAAAGGAGCAGGAAGAACAGGGAAAGCGGCTTTCGGACATTGAGAAGAAGCCCGCTGATAACTGGGATAAACTGGTTTATTCAATCATCGCCATGGTCGCTACTGCGGCTGTGACATATATCCTTACGAAAGGGGGTCTTTGATTATGAAATTACCTGATAAAGTTTATGACGTTCTCAAGTGGGTTACAATTCTGCTTTTGCCCGCAACCGCGGTCCTTTACAAATCGATTGCGGCTGAGTGGGGATTGCCTTACGGTGAGCAGATTTACAAAACGGTTATGGATGTCCAGATATTCCTTGGCTCGATTCTCGGCATCAGTGCCATTACATACCAAAAAGGACGGTGAAGCATGATCAGATTACAGTGCATCGGGCTGTACGGGTCCGATTTTTCCAAAGAAAATACCCGTCTTGGTGACGCCCAAATCATCGATGACGGGACTTACTACGAGGTGATAGATGGTTACTGTGGTAAAGGGGCAGACCGCCTTATCAGCGTTCTCAAGGAAAGAAAAATCAAATCTCCAAACTTATACATCACGCATCCCCACTACGACCACTACGACGGAATCCGCCGCATCATCCGTGATTCGTGGTTCAAGCCAAAACGCCTTTACACTCCCAACCCCGAATCTTACGGGGACGTATCGGGTGACGTCAGAGGCAACAAGTCTGCACTCAAGAACATCATCTCTGAAGCCAAGTCAAAGGGAATCCCTGTTACATACCTCAAGGACGGGCAAAACGTCTCCCACGGCGACATTAAATTCACGGTCTACCAAGACCTGACAGAGGGCTATGACGGTAACTCTGACGGGTATATCAATGACAGGTCGCTCGCTTTTTGGTTCCCCGAGATGGCATACCTTACCACTGGAGACGCGGGGATGTGTTGTGTGGAGCAACACGGCTTAAAGCCTAAATTCATCAAAGGTGGGCACCACGGAAACAACATCGGGACGAACGACCTCAAGCCCTCGCAGATGGCACCAAAGCTGAAAAAGAACGGTTGTCTGTACTACTGGGATAACGACTACTCCACAAAACTGACCGACTTCTTGATGACGGGCAGGGAAGACGCACAGACAGCGGGGATGAAGATTTACAACATCCACGGCGACATCAATGCCATTTGGCAACGCGGCTACGGGGCTATATACAAGGATTACGAGGTCAAGAGGTATAAATGCTCATACAAGGGTGAAACAACGCTCAAACAGCCTAATTTGGCGGTTGTAATGGGTGTTCTGCGTGGGGAATACGGCACGGAAAACGCCCGAATCTCCAAACTGATTAATGCAGGATTCTACCCCATTGCGACGCAGAATAAAGTCAACGAGATCATCAAACTGGTGAAGGGGTGATTATATGGCAAAGAAATTCATCGACGTTTCGGAATTTCAAGGAGATATTGACTGGGAGAAAGCCAGTAAAGAGGTAAGCCACGCCTATATCAGAATCGGGCTGAGAGGATCGCTGAAAAAGACGGCGCCGCAGGACTACGGCAAGATTCGTTTTGACAAAAAATGGAAGCGCAACCTTGCGGCTGTGCAAAAGTACGGAATCCCGTTTTCCACGTACTACTTCCCAACTGCCTGCTCCTATTCTGAGGCACTGGAAGGAGCAAAATGGCTGTATAGGCAGGTCAAAGACCTTGATATGTCCATGCCGATTGCACTCGATTCTGAAAACGTATGGGGCAAAGACCACGAAGCGGGACGGGCAAACAGCTTGAGCCGAGAGGACAGGACGCGGCTCCTCAAAGTGGTTACAGACTATATCGAGTCCAAAGGGTTGAGAATCGGAATCTATGCGTCTTCCAGTTGGCTTGTCAATCAGCTTGATATGTCGGCGTTCCCCAAGTCTGTGAGGGAATGCACATGGGTGGCGGATTATACCGCGCCCGTTGACTACAATGGCGATTACTGGCTGTGGCAGTACGGGAAGACAACCGTGGCAGGAATCAGCAAAGATGTGGATGTTGACAGGATCGTCAGGCCGCTGTCCTTTGGTAAGGTAGGCACACAAGTGACCACACAAGCGACCACACAAGAAGACCCCGTTGACGTTGCTATCTCCATCGCATCGGCAGAGGTCGGATACCACGAGGGCACAAACAACCACACTAAATACGGCGATGAGATGCACGCCATTCAACCCCGCAACATGGACAAAAATGCCGCATGGTGTGACGCCTTTGTCGACTGGGTTATCTACAAGACCTGCCAACACTTCGGAAAGGGCGCTCAGACTGCGAGAAACGTCCTTTGCGGCGATTTTGACGATTACACCTATAACTCCGTCAATCTCTATAAAAAAGCTGGGAGATGGTCGAAAACGCCTCATAAGGGCGATCAAATCTTTTTCGGAGGGAGCGGTCACACTGGACTTGTATACAAGGTCAGCGGCGGCATCGTCTACACCATCGAGGGCAACAAGGGCGATGAGGTCAGAAAGTGCAGTTATTCTGTCAACAGCCCTACAATCATAGGATACGGCAGACCTAGATATTATCTCATCACAGGAAAACGCACCGCGGCAGACATGCCATTGCTCAAGAGAGGGGCGAATGGTGCCGATGTAAAGACGCTTCAGAGACTGCTTATTAAGGCGGGATATTCCTGCGGCGAGTGCGGCGCGGATGGATCTTTTGGAGCAGACACAGAAAAAGCGGTCAAGGCATATCAGAAAGCCCATAATCTTGATGTCGATGGAGAGGCGGGAAGGAATACATGGGGGTCTTTGCTCGGATGATGTGGTATAATAAGTGGGGAGAGAAACATCCCTGCTAGTACATGTTTTTCGCATAAAAAAATGGCTGCGCGCCCCGCAGAATGCAGAAGTATCGCGCAGTCAGTTTCTTCCCGTATCTGTATGATACCATGAAAGGAGACCGCATGGAAGAAAAAAATATCCCCTATTTTGTCCATGAAGGCATAATGGCCCGAATGGAGCGCACTATCCGCAGGCTGTGGATCCTGTGCATTATATTGATCATCCTGCTTGCTGGCACAAATTGCGCCTGGATATTGTATGAAAGTCAATTTGTCGATGAGGTCACAACGGTAACACAGGACGTCGATTCCGGCGACGGTGGAGACGCAACAATAAATGACGGAGTGCATATAAATGGCGAGAGCAAGACAGACAGTAACCCGTAAGACACGAAGAAGAAAGACTGGCGGCAAATCCGGTTATATTCAGTGCAATGTTTGCAAGGGAACCGGAAGGATTCGGAATTGGCACAAAAAGAAATGACAAAATCAGATATTGAGCATCTCATCGCAGAACGAATAATCGGTCGCAACGCAGAAAGAAATCGTGATATAATTAGACGTAGATTAATTGACGGTGTTACATACGACAGGCTTTCGGAAGAGTTCGATTTG